ATAGAGTTCCAGAGAACAATCGTTGGTTCAGCGGATTAACAGGTTGGATGACAGATTTCCAGAATAGAGTTCCAGAGAACAATCGTTGGTTCAGCGGATTAACAGGTTGGATGACAGATTTCCAGAATAGAGTTCCGGAAAATAACCGATGGTTCAGCGGATTAACAGGCTATGTTAATCAGGTAGAAAAGCAACCCGGTTCATCACTTATTTTAAAAGGTATTCACGGAATAGTTTCAAGCATCGCAAACATTTTCACACAGAAAGCAGAAGGTGGAGCTTTTTATGGTGGAAGATGGCACGATATACCGCAGTTTAGCAGTGGAGGAGTTATTACAAAAGACTTCATGTCAAGCTTTAGCGCCATTCCACGATATGCAGGTGGTACTGTAAATGCAGGTTCGATGTTTATTGCAGGAGAGGCTGGACCAGAACTTGTGGGACATGTAGGTGGCAGGACAGAGGTCTTAAACCAGTCACAACTTGCAAGTGTAATGCAGAGCGCCGTAGCGAGTGGAATGGAAGCAGTTATGGCACGTTACGGTGGAAATGGTGGAGGAAATGGAAATGTGACAGTTAATGTCGTTCTCCAGGGCGATGCAAAGAAGATCTTTGAGGTTGTCAAAAAGGAAAATAACAGCAGAGTCATACAGACAGGCAAGGCACAACTTTTAACGTAAAGGAGGGAAACAATGCAATGGATGGTCCAGTAAAAACTGTAATCATAAGTGGATTGGAGCTGAAAGCTAAAGATCTGACGATAACAGATAACATCATCTGGAGCCGCAATACGGGGCGAGTTGCGTCTGGCGATATGGAAGGTGACATCAAAGCAAAGAAAATTAAGTTAAATCTTACGCTGGCGCCTTTGGATGATGAAGAAGCAGCAGCTTTTGCTGCTGCAATAGAACCACCATTTTTTCCGATCACTTTCCGAAATCCGAAGTCTGGGAAAACAGAAACGCGCAAATTTTATGTTGGAACGCCAACATATCCGGTGTATTCATACGCCGATATACTGCCCAGATATGTTGGTGTTGCTGCAAATTTTATTGAAAAATGAGGTGTCAAAATGAAGATGTCAAATAGAACACTGGTAAAGACAATCAATGGACTTTTATCGTTTAAAAACAACGGTGTAAGGAAGCCAATTAAGGCAATTTACGCAATCAACCGTAATATTGAAATGCTTGATAAAGCTGCGATTCCTTTTCAGGAATCAAGAAATGAATTGATTGAAAAGTACTGCGATAAAAAGAAAAATGGTGACATTGTGCCTAAAAAGGGAATGGAGCAAAACCTAGAATCAGAGTTGGGTGAATTACTGGATGGAATTGAAGTTGATGTAGATGTTTACAAAATTCCAATTAGCTTGATCGAGAATATAGAAGCATCAGAGCTTGAATTTGAAGCAATTAGCATGATGCTAGAGGAAAGTGAGGCGGAAAAAGCATGACATATGATTACACAGTGAAACAAGATGGACAATTTTATAAGCCTGGTCAAGAAGTGCCAGATATGGGTACATTGGTATGTACGTCTGCGCAAGGCAATGTACGCAGTTATGAGGGACTTGTTAAGGATGTTGACAAACTACCCACGTATGTTGCGACAGGCAGCTCTTTCCTAGCGAGCGATACTGGCGATTATTATAAATTCGAAGAGTCAACGGCAACTTGGAACAAGATTTAAGGAGTAAATATGAAACCAGAAGACGTCATTGGTATTTTAAATCGTAAGGTTCAGAACGCAACTGTAACGGAAGATCAAATTGATGCAGCTGTTGAAAAGTATCATAAGACTCATCCGTTGGAAACTGACAAAACACTCACTGTTCCTGGTGCTTTTGCAGATGCAAAGGCGGTTGGAGATGGATTGAACGAAAAAGTAACAGGAAAAGGAATGACTTTGTACTATGACACAGAAAAACAGTGCGCAGCCATTAAATTTGATGAGCAAGGTTAGGTGATCATTATGGGATTATGGACGGAATATAAGAAAAAAACGGCTGTAAAATCCACAGATACTTTTCTTGTGTATGACAACGCAGAAGGCGTAATGCAAGTTGATGGATCAAATGTAAAAGAATCCTTTAGAGATGCTACAGATACCACATTGTCACAAGCAGACGTGCCAGCCGATGCAAAAGCAGTTGGAGATAGATTCGCAAAGGTTGAAAAGAAGAATACAGAGCAGGACGCAGCGCTAAAAACAAAGGCCGGCGGAAGTGGAATTGAATTTTTTTACAATGCAGCTAAAGGCTGTTTAGCTGTAAAAGTCACAACTGAGTAAGGAGATTAATTGCATGGCAGAGACTAAAATATTGAATTTGGCAAGTTTCGAAGATGTAGAAACGTTGAAACAAACAACAAAATCGCAGGGTGAGGAAATAAGTCAGGTAAAGCAGGATTTAGGTGACACTTCAAATGAATTGTATAAAAAAGAAGAGAGAGAAATTGCTGTTGATTCGTCTGATTACAACTTATTAGAAAATAAAGTTGCGTATATTGATACTAATAATGAAGTTATGACTTATGAAAACGCAAACGCTTATGTGATGCACAAAAACGTTATTAGTGGAGAAAAATATAGAATAATATCACAAACACATGGGTCTGTAAACACATTGTTATATGCTATATGTGATTCGAACGGTAAAGTGATAAATTCAGCAAAAATGGGTGTTTCGGCAAATACTTATCTCACAACTGATATAACGATACCTGATAATGGTGTTGAAATGTATTTGAATGAATTTCCAACACAGACATATCCCTTAGTAGTTAATAAAATAGAAACTATAAATATTTCTAAAATAAACGGAAAAGAAACTGTAAATTGTTGGGGTGATTCACTCACTCGTGGAGTGGGGGTTGGTGATTCATATTCTAAAGCATTCCCATATGTTTTACATGGCTTACTTGATGGTAGAAAAGTGATTAATTGTGGCGTAGGCGGGGAAAACACGATTAACATAGCTTCAAGACAAGGTGGTTTACCAAATATTGTAAAGCCATTTACCATACCTGCAAATGCAAGTAAAGTAGAAATTGAATTAACTAACATATATGGTGACAGTACTGGCATTTTGTTACAAGGCGGTTCGGCATTAGACCCAACGACAGGTAAATATGTTATGACCGCACAAATAAATCCCTGTTCTATCAACGGAGTAGAAGGTACACTTACTTATGAAAATGGAAAATATTATTTTTCTCGTTCCGAAAATGGAGAGTCCGTAATTGTTTCTCGCCCAACTCCCTTAATTACTTATGCAATGAAATCAATGCGTGATAATATTAACATTATATGGATTGGAACTAATGGTGGGTTTACTACCTCAGCCGAACTGATTGAATGTATAGAAGCAATGATTGACTATATGAGTCCTATCAACAAAAAATATATTGTGATTGGAGTCCATCACTTAGTTAGTACAGTTACCGAAACGTTTGAAACGATAGAAAAAAATATGTCAATACATTTTGGCAGACATTTTATAAATCAAAGAAAATATATGCTTGAATATGGCTTATCTGATGCAAGGATTACTCCAACAGCTGAAGATATAACAGCCATTTCGCAGGGTAAAATACCACCATCTTTACTATACGATGATGTACATTATAATGATAAAGGCTACAATATAATTGCTACTCTTGCTTCTGAACGTGGAAAAGAACTTGGCTACTGGCAATTAGCTAAATAAGACGTGTTTCAATGCCCTAACGGGCTTATCTTTTGCTCATTCTACATAATGCGTGGGAGGGTGTAAGGAAAAGACTTGAAGCATATGCATACAATGATTTAGCTCGTTTTGAACCATTGCAAGGCGGAAATGCATTCATTGATGAGGAAGGAAAGGTGATCAAATGTATCAAGGAGCCATTGAAATAAGAAAATGTAAAGCTTGTGGAAAATCGTACGAGCAACAGATGGGCACACTTGCAATAAAATCACATTCATTTAATACATGTCCATATTGTGGAGGAAGTACAGAGCCTGATCAGAAAAAGAATGAGGAAAGACATGAAAAAATAGAAGAAAGGTTTAAAAGGTTGTATAAGATAGCAGAGCTTCAGAAACAAGTTTGATGTAAAATAGAGTAGAATTGGTGATACCGTAGGCAAAGAGCCTGCGGTATTTTTATATACGAAAAAACCCTTGGAGGAGGGAAACGCTATGTATCAGGTATCAGAAGGATTAGATAAAGTTATATCAGGCAGTGGAAGAACGTTCCGCGCAAGACTAAACGGAATATCAGATGGAATCCAAGAGATAGTGCAAACAAATTTTTCAACCCCTGATAGCTATTTTTATGTGGGTGGAGCTACAGCTTCCAAAATAGAAGTATCTATGTTTACAAAATCGCAAGAATTTGTAAAAGGTACGGAAGTAAAATTGGAAATTGGAGCAATAGCTGATGGCGCTATAGAGTGGATACCGATGGGATATTTTACGATAAAAGAGCAAAAAAAAGACCGAAATCTGCTTACTTTTACAGCATATGACAGGCTAGAGTCAAAGCTAGCTAAAGCATATAAAAGCAAAATTACAAAGTATCCAGTAGAAAGTAAAGAATTTTTAACTGATATAAGTGAACAGACAGGTGTTGAGTTTGACACAAGCAAATTACCTGACAGCTTGATGATTGACAAAATATTGACAGTTAACGACCAGTCGGGAGAGAAAACATACAAAGAGCCGTTTGACGGTTTTACGATGCAACAGGTGGTTGGATACATCGCACAACTCCATGGTACATTTGCTATATGCGATAGAAACGGAAAAGTAACGTTTAGATGGTATGGAACGTTAGCAACTGATCACCCAGGAAAGATAGGTGATACAGCAGGTAGCTATTTAGAAGACCAAAACTTATCATTTATCTATAATACAATCGAATTTTTAAAAGAATCACACACATATCTAATTAAGACCAATAGATATTTTGATGATCTGCTACAATCAGAAACGATGTGTCAAATTTCAGGCATCAGCTGTGATACAGAGAACAATCATTATGAATCAGGAACAAATATAAATACAAATTTAAGCAATCCAGTAATGACACAGGAATGGCTCGATAAAATCCTTGAAAAAATAAAGGATACGAGGTATTATCCAGTGTCATTTTCGTTTATGGGAGATCCGAGACTTGACGTAGGTGATGTCGTTACAATAGTTGATGCTAAAAATAATCTTATAGATGTTCCAGTGATGCAGCACACCATTACATTTGATGGTGGCTTACTGTCAGAAGTGGCATCCTATGGATTTGAAGAAAAAGAGGTGAAAAGTCCATCTGAAATAGCGTTGCAACGAGTTAAAGATGATATTCTTAGCCTTCAGGAAATTACGGCAAAAAAAGCCACATTCAACCAATTAAATGCTGTAGATGCAAAGATCACGAACTTGCAGGCAAGCACAATCACGGTAAATGATGCAAATATATTATTTGCCAGACTTGATAAAGCAAATATTCAGCAGGGTTGGATAACAAGTGTAATGATTGGTGATGCGCAAATTACCAATGCGAAAATTCAGGATATGTCTGCTGATAAAATAACAGCAGGCGTTATAGATGCCTCAGAGGTCTCTATCATCAATTTAGATGCTACCAGTATCACCACAGGCACTATTACTGGACTAGATGCATTTTTTAATAAGACCTTTAAGGTAATTAGTCCAACGTCAGATACAGAGGAATTTATAATTAGTGCAACGCCAGAAAGTGTTATGATCGGTACGAGAATGAAATCTGGTGAACTATATCTGCGAAAAGCAATGATAAGCATTGGTGATGAAGATATGGCTATAACAACAAAAGGCTATTTACGTTTAACTGGTTCACAACACCTAAGCCTTACATCAGCGAATGATATAGTGTTATTTCCTGGTGTGTCAAATGATGATAAAAATGTATACATCAACGATGGCTCAACCAATAACGCAATATTGCATGTTGGAAACTTTGAAAATTTAATAACAACAGTTGAAAATTCCCAAAACTCAAAAAAATTGAGTGGAATGGAAATAGTTGATACCTCAAAGAATATTTCAAACGCAATTCCATGGATTGATCAAACTGGTGTGATGGAGATTGGAAAATATTTGGATTTTCACGAGTGGAACGCAGATAATACTGATTTTAGCGCTAGGTTGGAAGTTTTTGAAAAATCGTTAAGAATAACCGCAGGGATAACTACTGCGCTAGACCTTAATGGAGTTGGGAATGCATCATATATAAAATTTAGTGGAAGTGGAACAACGCTAGGATGGATTGGCTTAAACAGAAAAGATGGATCACTGATGTTGTACGACAGCAGCGAAAAGGAATATCGCATATTAGACGAGACATCTATATCGTTTGGAACAGCAGAGCCGACTGGTAATGGAAGAAAAGGCGATATCTATATTCAGACATCTGATAGTGGAAATGGATGGAAAAAAGCTGTTGCAATTTATTATTATTCCAACTGAAATGATAGGGAACACCCTATCATTTCAAATTATTAAGATAAGAATCTTTTCTCTCACAAACAGATTGCTTTGCTTGCTGTATTGATTCTTCTAAATGTTTTAAGTCAGGCTCTATAAAAGCGTCTTTAACCTCGCCGCGTGCCTGCCGAATCAGAAAATTGTCGAGATATGCTTGAGCTGACGTTATACGGTCAGCAAGCGGCAATTTGTTTAATGCCGTAAGCATATCAAGTTGTGCGTGCCAATCAGAGCCAGTATCGCAAAAGACATTGTAATACAGACGTTTCAGATACGCAGCGTCTTCATGTTTTAAGTATTCCTGCAGAGCAGACAGTGTCTCACTATCTTTTTTAGGATGATAAATACGTTCATATTTGTTAGGATCATAGATAGCCATAAGACATTTTTCCGTATCGACACCACATCTATCAAACCACTCTAGCAACGCTGGGAAGTCTGGCGCACCAAGACCATTCTCCCAATTTTTTATTGTTCCTACACTCTTTCCAAGTGCTTTTGCTAAATCCATTTGTGACAATCCTGCGCTTTTGCGCACATAAATAATGACTTTTACAAGCCGTTCAGTATCAGCTACTCGATTTCTCATGTCAAAAACCACCCTTCATATTCGTTCAAAATGTCATTTTTACAATAAATTGTACTTTAGCAAAAACAAAAAGTATAATTTATTGGCTACATCAAACAAAAGGTAAAGTCAAAGTTTTCTGGCACTTAAAAGTTTGGAAAATAGCCAAAAAACTTTGACAGAAAAAAATGTGAACAAAGTCAATACAATTGTAGTCACCAGTGCTATTATCTATACCATAGCAGAAAAGAGAAAGGAGGCTACTAATGATGACAGTTTACAACTGCAAAGTAACAGAGTCAATGGTTAATTTTGCCATTATTCATGGTAAATTACTAGACAATTTTACAACATTAGACTGCTTGGAGAGTGATTTTTGTTCAAACATCATCGAGACAAGCCGCCTGAGTGGAGTAAAGGATGAAATACCAATCGCTGTTGCAAAGGATAGAATCGGTGCTTTAAAGCACCAGGATGAAGTGACAGCGATCGGAGAGTGGCGAAGCAAGAATTATTACACCAGTGACGGCAAAAGACATGTGCAGCAGTACTTTTTAGTTCGTGAAATCAAAACAGAAAGTGGGGAACATCGAAACCAAATTGCATTGACTGGGTATTTATGCAGCAAACCGATATATCGCACAACACCATTAAAAAAGGAGTTATGTGAGCTTATAGTTGCTGTAAATCGTTCATATGGCAAGAGCGATTATTTGCATTGTATTGCTTGGAATCAGCTTGCTCGAAAGGCATCAAATTTAAAGGTTGGGGACAAAATTAGACTGTCTGGAAGAATCCAGAGCAGAACTTATATCAAAAGAGAACATGAAACAGAAACAATTAAAGTTGCATACGAAATTTCTGTGGATGCATTTGCAAAGGAAAGGTGATTATATGTGTGATGTGGTTAGACGTTTTTTAGATAGCATCGTGGAATTAAAAGGCAATGAATATGTAAAAAGAGCGATTGCATATATATCCACGTTTATTCCGGAAGGAAAACGTAACGAAATGGAATTGCTTGATTTTTTGTATCAGTTAACAGATAGAGATGACGTAAAGGAATATCGCTGTGAGCTGATTGCACAGGCAATGACAAGAGAATAGAGGAAAGAGAGGGCAATGAATGGCAGAAAGCAGAACTGAAAAGGAGATTGATGTAGACGTTGAAGAAGCAATGAAACGGTATTACATGAAGAAGATAAAAGAAAAATTAAAAACAGAAGACAGGCTTTCAAAGCTGAAGATCGTTTATTACATCTTAGTTAGAGAATAAAGGAATGGGAACCCATGATTAGGTTCCCGTTTTTCTTATTTTTCTGCGTTTTTAATTTTTACATTATGCAGCGCATCTTTAGATTGTTCTAAAAATTTAGAACCATTTTTCCAGGCATAAGATATTTCGATAGACTCGTCCCAACCACTAAATGAAGAATCAAACGTATCAGCTATTTCATCATGAACGGAAATAATATAATTATCATTTTCCCAAATCAAATATTGCATATCCGTGTTATTTGAACTCTTTTCGATTGTATAATTTTGCGAAGGCTCCCCACATACTTTTCTGAACTTTTCTGCAAATTCTGCAAGTGTTCCTAACGAACCTTCAACTCTATAATTAACTCCGTACAGCAGCGCTTTTTCACTGTCGTAATCGATATATCCATCGTCTGTGGTTTCAAAGACAAAATACATAACAAGATCAATTAGATCGTGGCCTTCAAACTCAAAACTGTAGTTTGAATCACATAACAAAAGTTTATTCGATGAAGCACGTAAAGTAACTTTACTAGAAGAGTCACTAGGAACTTTGTTGAATCCTTTGATAATACTAGCTGGACTCATTTCTTCATATGTTACCCCTCCTAGCTCTAAATCAGGAAGCATCTGCTTTACAGAAGCAAAATCAGTTCCCCAAGGAATGTTATCGAATGATATCTCCCAGTTTTGAGAATCGTCGCTTGCGTCTGACGTGGTTTCACTTTCTGCTGACATAGTACAGTCCTGTGAATTATCCTTTGCAGCTGAGCCACCAGAACACGCTGACAGCATAAATGTTTGTAAAGCGATACACCCACATAAAGTTGTAAATATAATCTGTTTCTTCATATTTCATTCTCCTTTAACGATTTGGATTAAGGTTATATAAGCAGTATAGACAACAGCAGAAAAAATATCAACAAGAAGATGCATATTTTGCAATAAAACAAGCAATGGGCATCCATTTCTGGATGCCCACCATTTGGCTTACTCAGGATTACTTTTCACTTTTGGTGTCTGGTGGAAAGATGATATCTTTTCCTGCAAGAAGAGTATCAAGCACTTGTTCCAATTTTTCCCAGTCTGAATCCTTCATTTGCGCAAGATAAAGGATTAGACGTTTTTTGAAATTTTCATCGCCTGTTATTGCAAGTGTACTAAGAAATGACTCAATCTCTTCTGATGGTGTAAGACCCTTGAACATATCACCTTCTCCGGTAAGGAGCCAAGTTTTGTTGATAGAAAATTCTTTGCAAATCAAGTTTATAGATCGCTCTGACAAATTTCGTTTTCCGCGTTCTACTACGGCAACTGAATTTTGCTTCAACTCAATCCTTTCTCCAAATTCTTTTTGGCTAAGGGAATAATATTCTCGAATCTCTTTTATTCTTTCGTTCATTGTGTTCACCTCCTTTCAATACAAATTATACAACACAAATATCACTGAGTCAATAAAAAAATAAAAAAATTATCACTAAGTACTTGACAAATGTATTACTGAGTGATATAACATAATCACTCAGTAATAGTAAGGAGATGATGCAATGGACTTAATCAGAATCAATTACGATTCCGAAGTTCCTACAGTTTCGGCAAGACAACTGCATGAGGGACTTGAGATCAATACAAGATTCAACGATTGGTACAAGCGTATGTGCGAATATGGTTTCGCTGAAAATGTGGACTATCAAGCTATTACTCAAAAAAGAGTAACAGCTCAAGGCAATGAGACAACATTCATGGACTACAAAATCTCCATCGACATGGCGAAGCAAATTTGTATGATTCAGCGTACCGACAAGGGCAAGCAGTACCGCCAGTACTTCCTTGATCTGGAAAAGGCATGGAATACACCAGAACAGGTGATGGCACGAGCCTTAAAGATTGCCAATAACGAGATTGATAAGCTCAAGGCAGAGAACAAGGTACTGATTGCAGACACAGAACGCATGAAGCCTAAAGAAATCTTTGCGGATGCAGTGGAGTCTAGCAGGACCTCAATTCTGATCGGAGATATGGCAAAACTGATTTGCCAGAATGGTCACGAGATCGGGCAGAACAGACTCTTTGAGTGGATGCGCCAAAATGACTATCTTATTAAAAGTGGCGGCAGTAAAAATATGCCGACACAGAAGGCGATGGAACAGAAACTCTTTGAAGTTAAGGAACGTACCGTTGTGAATCCGGACGGAAGTGTCAGAATCACAAGAACAACGCTTGTAACTGGAAAAGGACAAATCCATTTTATTAACAAGTTCGCCAGGATGAAGGCAGAAATGATAGCAGAAATTACATAAGAGAGGAACAAACAATGTTTGACATTAACAAGTTTGTAGTACTTAAAGATTGCATGTACTACGAGGGAATGCATAAGTATTACATATTCCAGTTTGATAGTGCATACACACTACTTGCTGACACAAACAGAGCAATCTTGTACAGAGCAGAAAGCTTTGCTGACATGATTAGCTACATCGAAAGAATGGAAACATGTAGAAAGGAGGTGCAGGCGTGATGACAGATAAAAAGGAAAAGTCTAAGACGACATACCGTTTTCTGACAGAGCAGAAAAAGCGCACTTTGAAGAAGTTGAGCGAAGTGACAAATAGCTGCTCCAGCATCCAGAATAACTATTTGCTCGGTTGGATCGAAAACACGGTCACAACATCGTAAGCAAAAAAGAAAAGTTGCAAATATAAATTAAGAGAGGTGATAAAAGATGTTCTGGATGACTAAAAAGATGCCAGATAAGACCGCAGGCTATCTGCTGTGCACAATCAGATGGGGCGAGACTAGACTTACCCATGAGTATTATTGGGGACCAGACCCAAAGAACAGATTTAGATGGTGGGTTTCGAAAGAAGCTTGCCAGGCGAATTTGCCAGACGGTGGATTTGAAGATTCCGGTTATGAAATCGTGGCTTGGGCTAGAATGCCTGAGCCATACAGAAAGGAAATGTATGAATCTAAGAGAAGTATTGCCGCATTTGAGCGGAGAAATGAGCAAGGACACGGAGCTATTGAAAGAAACAGCAAAGCAGGGCGACACTGTTGTGCTGAATGTAAAAACGCCAGATGGAACACCGGTAACGGTCAATGCGGTAATTAAAGCGAAGTACCCACATGTGGTACATATGCAGTATCAAACTGCAAAGGGATATACCGTAAACACATCGTTTGCTTGGAAGAAGCTGTTAATGATAATGCTAAATCCAAACAGTATTGAAGATAATGAAGAAGGAGAGTGATCAACAATTTTTATTTACCATGGGGAAAGCAAAGAGCAATTGCTTGAAACAGCAACACGGCTGCTTCCATGTTTAACAGAGGAACAGCTTGCCTACATTATTGGAATGGAGCAGGCAGAGGAATATAAAGAAAAGGAAGGAGGAAAAGAAAATGATAAATCTTTACTTTGATGCAGAATTTACAGGGTTGCATAAAGACACAACCCTAATAAGCATCGGAATTGTATCTGCAAGCGGTGAATCCTTTTACGCAGAATTTAATGATTTTGCAGACTATCAGGTTTCACCCTGGATCAAGGAGAACGTACTAGCAAATACAGTGGTAAAGGGTGAGAATAAGGAACTTGCAGAGTTGCTAGACAAGGAAAACACCGTATTTGTGGTTGGCAGCAAATATGAGGTGCGAGAATCACTTCTTGAATGGCTTGAACATTTTGAGAGTGATATTCAATTTGTGTCAGATGTATCTCATTACGATTTTGTTTTACTGGTTGATCTTCTGGCAAGTTCCGCATTGGAGCTTCCTAATTACATATCAGCAAGTTGTCACGACATCAATCAGGATATTGCAAGGGTGCTAAGAATTTCTGAAAAGGAAGCTTTTGATTTATCACGCGAACAACTCCTAACAAAGTTAGGAAAGTCGCTTCCTAAAGGGGTAAAACACAATGCGTTGTATGATGCCAAGATCATTCAGGCGATTTATCGCCAACTCCAATAAGCCTATGAAGCTAACAGAGGAGCAGCGGCTAGAGCTGATTGGACATATCTGTAGAAGAGCGGATGCAATAGCGCCAAGGTCTGGAAGGACGGCAACAGAAATTAAAAGAGCCAGGCAGAAAGCCATGAAAGGGTTGATCCAGAGCTTTTCGGATGAATTTGGTGTGAGAGCAGAACGCTTATGGAAACAAAATGAAACATTGAAATTTAGAGGATGCAGCTTATATGACTTGCACGAGTTCATAGATTGCTACAATCCACCAGAGGAGAAAAGAAAGGAGAGAGCAAATGGTTGTAGTGAACAGCGGAGAAAGTTACCTCGGCGCAGAAATCCGCGAATGGTGCAGCCGCTGCAAGGAGCAGGATGCGGTAATGGTAAATACAAAGTATTACAGCGGTTTCAGAGAGCCGAATGACGGAGCGTTCTACTTTGTTGAGAAAGACGGAGAAAACATTTCAAAATATAGAGTTGTGCGTGATTTAGTTAAGTCACCACGACTATAAGAAAGGAGACAGACATGAGCAAAGAACTTGAAGCTGCAAGAGCATTGGTAAAAATGCTTGAAGAAAGAGAGCAGAGTAACAAGGTTAAATTGGCTAGTTTAATACCTGGAGAAACATTTTTTGTTGGAGAAAGAGAATGCATTGTTCTTGAACAATGCGAAGAAATAACCAGAGTTATCACAAAGGGCTATCTATCGAAAGCGAGAAGATTTGCATATGACACAGCAGATTACAAGGCATCCGAATTAAAAAAATATATTGAGGGTGAAATCCAACCGGCTATTGAATCCGAAATCGGAGCCGAGAATCTTGTAGAACATTGCGTAAATCTAACAACTGTAAACGGTCAGGATGACTACGGAGCGCTTACCTGTAAAGTAAGACCGCTGACCTTTGGTGAGGTTAGAGCGTATATCAATTTGCTTGTTAACAAAAAGTTGAGTAGACAGTGGTGGACTTGTACGGCATGGAGCGGTCCGCATTGTGACTACAATAATTCTATAGCAGTTGTTCGTCCATCTGGCTATGTCAACAGTAGCTACTGCTGTGAAGGCAATAATGTTCGCCCGGCTTTTATCTTGAAATCTGACATCTTTGTATCGAAGGGAGAGTAAATGGCTGAATTGACATTAGAAGAACTGCAACAACAGTTCAATGATCTAAAGAAAAGAGTAAGCATCTTAGAAGGTAATTCAAAAAGAAAAATTGATGTTGAACCTAAAGCAGGTAATCAGTTCAAACTTGCAGGGCTAAAATGGAAAATCCTTGATGTTCTTGATTCAGGCTGTATGTGCCTTGCAGAAAAATCAGAGTTGACGAGATTTGATCCAGACACAAATGACTGGAGAATCAGTGAACTGCGTCGGCATCTGAATAGTGATCTCCTTGAAAAAATAGAAAATGAAATTGGAGAGGAGAATGTTATTAAATTTGAGAGGGATTTACTGTCTGTTGATGGACAGAATCAATACAGAGCATGTAAAGACAAGGTTTCGCTGCTTACTCTTGACGAGTACAGAAAATACAGAAGTATGATCCCAAACGAAGAGTATTACTGGTGGTTACTTACTCCATGGAGTACGCCGTGCAACGAATATTATAAATGGACTACCGTTGTTCTTCCGTCCGGCGACGTCTACAGCCGCGTTTGCAGCAACAGCCTCGGTGTTCGCCCGGTTTGTATCTTTTCCCCTTTAATCTTTGAATCTAAGGAGAAGTAATTAAGTGGCAGAAGAACTCAGAGTTATTCTTAAAGCAAAAGAGCTAGCAAAGCATACTTTAATAATAACTTCTAATTGTAACCGTTATCCGAAAAAATATAGGTTCTCACTCGTAGATAAAATGCAAAATAAAGCACTTGAGATTTATGAGCATTTATATGAAGCAAACCGAACAGACTTGAGACTTTATCCTAAAGAGCGATCAGAACTCCAGACAAAAGCAATAACAAAATGTGATGAGTTATTGTTCTATATTGAATTGTCAATGGAATTGAACATCATCAACAATAAAAGTACAGAATATTGGTCAAAGATGGTTTCAGATATAAAGCATATGGCAATTGCCTGGAGGACTAAAGACAAAGAAAGATAATAATATTAGGTTATTTGCTGTTAAGACCGTTGTTCTTCCGTCCGGCAACATCAACAACAACAATTGCAACAACAGCAACGGTGTTCGCCCATTCTGTGTCAAACAGGCCGTCAGAGTAGGCATTAAGCCGAAATCAGCAAAAGATACAAAAAAGCAAATGACCTTTCCGAAGAGGATAAATACAAAGGAATTTTTACTATGGATAAAGATCTTATATGCGATTTTCAAAATTTATACAAAGCATACCGAAAAACGAAATCTGGTAAGAAATTTAATGGAAGTTGTGCGAGATTTCAAACAATGAGTCTTGAAGGACTTCACATATTGAAAGAACAGCTTGAGAATCAGACGTACAGTATGAACCCGTATAACAAATTCAAAATATATGAGCCAAAGGAGCGAGAAATCAAGTCCTGTGCTTTTAAGGACAAAGTGGTTCAGAATTGTCTGTGTTATACCGTTCTTAGACCAAGGTTGCAGTCTCAATTTATTCGTACCAATTATGCAGGTCAAATAGATAAAGGTACTCATTTTGGAATGGATTGTCTGAAAGAGCAGATGTTAAGCTTTTACGAAGAACATGGAACAAATGGATGGATTTTAAAGTGCGATATACGAAAATTCTTTTACACCATAGAGCATAATCCAGTGAAGGATATAGTAGATTATTATTTCTACGATGAATATACAGTATGGTTAAATCATTTGTTCATTGATAGCGTTGAAAGCCCAGGTCTTCCACTCGGAAATCCTGTTGCACTAATGTATGCGCTTCTTATGCTTGATGGACTTGACCATTTTGTAACTGGTGAGCTTGGAATAGATAAATATGGGCGCTATTCAGATGACTTTTATTTGATATGTTCAAGCAGAAGTTACGCAAAGTGGTGCAAAGAAGCTGTAGAAGCTTTTGTTAGTACCCTTGGCCTATCGTTAAATGGGAAGACACAAATAGTTCCATTCCGTAAGGGAATTTCGTTTTTGGGATTCCATCATTACGTAACAGAAGACGGAAAGTACATCAGGAAAATAAAAGGCGAAAATAAGCGTAAAATCAAGAAGAAATTGAGTAACTGGGCAAAAGCTGTGAAGGCAGGGAAGATGACGTTGACAGAGTTTTATACAAAATATAACGCATGGAAAAATCATGCACTTCACGGGAATTGCAAGAAATTATGCCATTCTATGGACCTTTACGTAGAAGAATTGTTGAAAGGAGTGAGCCAATGAATTATGTAAAAGCCCGATACGAGGGCAGTAAAAGAAGCTATTGCTTTGCAGCAGAGGAAGATTTAAAGCCTGGAGACGAAGCGGTAACTCCAAACGGCACAAAAGTCACAGTAGTAGACGAACCAGTAGACCTTTCATGGGTAGAAGCTTATGGAAGAAGCAATATTAAGGTAATCAAAAGAGCACCAGAGATTAGCGAAGCAGAGTGCTGCAACAATAAGGCAAAAACAAAATAAGGAGGATAATATGAGCACTAGATTTACAATTAAGGCCGGATTAGCTTTTAATGCCGTTCTTGTCGAGGACGAAAAGACAGGTGAGATGGGCGTGGGAGTTTATAAAAATAGTGTTGACGATATCAGTTTTTTGTCAGCATTAAGTAAAGCGTCAGATGAGCTACTGAAAAAATTGGAAAAAAGAAAACAAGATGAAGATCTGGAAACTGTGCACGAGCAGGGAAAGGAACCAGAAGAGAAAAAGGAAGAGCAGCCGACATACTACAGTGGAGCTGTTGAGGTTGCAAAAGGTGATAACGTGCTTTTCCCAACAGGATTAAAGTTTAAAGTGACGCAAGGCAAAATAGAATATATTACAGGCAATTTAATGAACGACATTTCTGCATACCTTATATTTTGCAATAACACATTCAAATCATTTGATGATTTGAGCAAGTTTTTTGACAAGATGCACATTGAGATTAAGGAGGGCGAGGAATAATGGCAGCGGTTAAAGCAGAAGCATTAAGTGCAGGAAATCAGCAGGCCAGTTTAATTGTAAATAATGGCCTTATTGATGGGCTTGTACGCCAATTAAAAGAGAAAGAGAACTTTGGCTTGGCATTTCCAAAAGACTACAACGTAGCAAATGCATTAACTGGAGCGTATCTGATATTAAAAGAGACTGTTGATAAAGATAAACGTCCGGTTCTTGAAAGCTGCTCACAGGCTAGTATTGTAAATTCACTTATGGAAATGGCCACATTGGCGCTCAATGTTAACAAAAAGCAGGGATATTTTATCGCCTACGGTGGAAAGTGCCAATTCCAGAAATCTTACTTCGGAAATATTACGTTGGCAAAACGTAACGGCTTAAAGAAGATCAGCGCAGAGATCATCTATGAGGGCGATACATTTAAGTATCACATTGTTGATGGTGAGAAAGTTATTGATGAGCATACGCAGGACTTCATGAACATTGACAATGACAAGATAAAAGGCGCTTATGCTGTTGCAAAAATGATGGATGGAAGCCAGATTGTGGAGATTATGAACATTAACCAGTTGAAGAAAGCATGGAATCAGCGAATGGGTGGATTGAAAGAGGATGCTGCCAGTACACACACAAAATTCAAAGATCAGATGTCAAAGAAAACTGTAATCAACCGTTTGTGCAAAATGATCGCAAATACGAGTACAGATGGTAATATTTCCGAGATATCTGACAGACTTGATCAGTTCGAGGACATTTCTCAAATTGAAATTGAGCAGGAAAATGTTGCATACGAAATTAAAAATGAAGCAAATTCAGAAACATTTGTTGAGCCTGCAACTGGAAATCGAGAGTTAAAAGCTGATGCAGACGGTCAGCAGGAACTCCCGGCATTTATGCAGTAGGGAGATAGCCTATGGATGAAATCAAATGGAGAATAGAAGGGATTTTCAAAGCCAATGCTGCAAAGTGTCTGGATGAAATCGGAAGAGATACAGAGATAACACCAGAACAAGTACTTGAGAAAGCAAGAGATGAACAGTCAGAACTTCACAAGTGCTTTGAATGGAACGATAGCATAGCGGCAGAAAAATATCGCTTACAGCAGGCAAGACAGCTTATTCAGTTCTTTGTGGTTGTACCAAAACAGGACAACAAACCGCCTATTAGGCACTTCCAGATCACAAGTCAGAGGAATGTGTATATGCCGACAACACATTTTGCAACACAACCTGACGAGTACCAGAAGTTGCTGCAGAGGGCTTACGCAGAGCTAAGAAGTTTTCAAAATCGGTATAAGTCGCTTTCTGAGTTAGAGAGTGTATTTGAAGAAATCGACAAGATAGCCGTTTAAACAGTTTCAATGCTTAATTCGAGTGTTCTATGGATGGTGTAACGGTATGCACCATCTGAGAAAAGAAATGGCTCATATGTCAAAAACATAACAGCGCAGGACAGAACATAACACGACACAACATAACAAAACATTATATCATTCATAGAGCATTCGAGTTAAGCAAATTTTATGAGCTAGCACGAGGTGGTAAGTAAACCTCAGCAATATAGGGCAGCAAGCTATAGAACAATTAAACGAAGCAACCATAGCTAGATTATGTCAATAACGTAAAAAATAATAATTGGTGTCCTATCGCCACAACGGGGAAGAAAGAGGTTTAATATGAGAATTTTATGGGTAAGCAGACACACAATGACACAGGCACAGGAGGCAGACCTTCGCCGCATTTATGGTGAGGTTGAGGTAAAGCAGTTTGCGGACAGCGTTACATCTGCAAAACAGGTAGTAGAATTAGGCAGTGATTGTGACGTTCTCGCCGTAGTCCTTCCACCAGCATTTCTTGCGGATCTGACCAATCCGAGAGTAAATCAGAAGCCAGTAATTCGTGCCATTGCCAACAGAGTAGCAACTGGACGCACAGTAACTAATCCGGCAACTGGTACCGAGGAACCAGAAATGAAATTTGAGCACGCTGGCTGGGAGCGTGTAATGAAGGTTGAGATCGTAACTGAAAAGTTATGATTTTCAGCCAGCAAGGCAAAACAAATTTTACGTTGACTCAACGGCTATACGGGCTGATTGGGAAGATATAGAAAAAAGGCAGAACATAACACAAAAACAAAAGGTATCCATTCTGTGTGTGGCATAAGTCACAAAACAAAACGCAGCACACAATAACATAATACATCATCAAATAGTGCAAAACAGGACATAACAAAGCACCGTAAATTTCTTATGTCGCGTACCGAGTGGATACCAACAAAACAAACTGGTAGCATTTGCAGGCAGCATGAGTTGCCTATCGCAGGATAGAACAGTACAGCATAGAACAATACAATACAACACACAACATCACATTTCATGTTGTCTGCAAGTGTTACCAGAACACTTAAAGTTTTCACTTGAGATGCGGCATAAGCCGCACAACATCACACAACAACACAGAACAACACAGAACAACACATTACAAGACACTACACTACACAACATAACATCATAACGCTTGTACCGCATCTCAAGCGGAAGCTTAGACCAAAACAAAAAAAGGAGAACATAAATTATGGCGAAGAAGGAAGAAACACAGGTTATCGAATTGAAGCCGTTAAGCATCAAACAGGCAAGAATTACTATTGCAGGCGATGGAGATTTGGTGCTCAACAAGATGAATGATTGTAGTGCCAGAAAGCTTACCGATGAGAGAAAGAACAAGGCTAAGGACACAGCGGCTACAAATGTATGGGAAGAAGTGATCACCGCCATGCACTGGTATAGTGGAAAGCCTACAGACTTCACAGAGGAAGGTTTGAGAGAAGCACTGGCCAACAATGCACCGTGCATTACGGCATTTGGCTTGAAAAAGTCATTTGGACAGGCTGTTGTACAAAACAAGATTGACACTTACGCAACAAAATTTAACGCTGCTGTAAATGTCATTGCAAAGGGCAATTTGGTTCCGATCAAGTTTGCAGAGCATTTCATTGATGAAAAGCTTATGTCGCCAAAGAAAGGTGCTCCAGTACTTGTACGGCTGAATAGATTCAGCGGATGGAGTGCAACATTCACCATTCAGTATACAGAGAATGCGTATTCCTTGGAACAGATTTTAAATATAATCCGTCTTGCAGGTTTCGGAAACGGAATTGGAAGTGGAAGAACTAGCGGTTACGGTCGTTACCACATTGAGAGCGTTGAGGGATGAATGTCATAGAACTTGAGAGAGGAGTTTTTTTCGGATGATTCTAACGTGTTTAGCCAGCGGCAGTTCTGGTAATTGCTATGTTTTAAAGGATAGCAAAGGCAAGATGCTTCTTCTTGATGCAGGAATCCCGATCATGAAGATCAAAAAGGGCTGCAACTGGAAAGTATCTGATATTGTCGGATGCGTTGCCACCCACAAGCATAGAGATCACTCGGAAGCAGTCAGTGATCTGGAAGAAATGGGAATCCCAGTCTACAAACCTTATGAAGATAACTCCTATATCGGTGGATATGGCGAATTTAGAATTGTATCAGTTCCAATGAATGATGTGCATGGACACTTCAAACATACCGATGCAGACGGTACGGAGTGTCCGTGCTATGGATTCATCATCAAGCATCCAGAAATGGAGCGAATGCTCTACATTACTGATACAGAGTTTGTAAGGTGGCGATTTAAGGACATTAGCCACATACTGGTGTCTTGCAATTATCAAAAGAAGTACATTTCAGAGGATGTCACTGGTAAACGATTGCATGTCATTAAGGGGCATATGGAGCTAGAAACGTGTGCAGGCTTTATAGAAGCCAATACAACAGACACACTCCAGAACGTCATTATTTGCCATTTAAGCGCAAATAATGCAGTGCCGGAAGAAATGGTTACAAGAATAAAAGAAGTCGCAGGAATGGCAAATGTGGACGTTGCAGAAGCAGGTAAGGCCTGGCAATTGTTTAATTACGAAACATGTCCGTTCCTGTAAGAAAGGAAAGCAAATGAGCAATAAAGAAGTCTTGAAGATATTAAAGAAGAAACTTGATACTTGCACCAGAGCAACTGAGCAAGCCTTGAAGAAAAAGGACTGCAAGGCAGCTGAAAAATCAATGAGAACCGCGTTTGTATTCATGAAGGCACATAGCGCTCTTAAAAAGCAGATTCCGCAAAAACCGGTTATTCTAGCAGATAAGAACGCATGTAGCTGCTCTGTATGTGGAAACATCATAAATGATTGCCTTGCTTCCTATTGTTCAAAATGTGGACAGAAGATTGATTGGGAGGATTGTTAAATGTCTATTGCAAAAAGTGATGAAATCAAAAACCTTTTGGTTAGCAATAGTGAATTGATGGTTGCGGTAGCATATCCACATACCTATTGTCGTGTAGTACCCCTACAAACGGCATGTGAAATAGTCAACAACATTCTCGAAAACAGAGACATGCATAAAACAATTGCAGAAGAACCAGTCATCTGTGCATCAAGCGAAAATGTATACGAATGGTATTGCCCGACATGTGGCACACGGTATGAATCAGAAGCAGGAGTTTGCGTACACTGTCCATACTGCGGACAGAAGATAGATTGGAGCAATTATGATTTTGAATGAAATTTTAAAGCTTATGAAATGCTTTCCTGGTAGCAGTATCAACAGCGATGGATACTTGCTCTTAAACAAGCAGCGTTCTGGTTTTTCCGTAGCTGACATTGAGAGCGAAGAAGATCTTAAATGTAAATTGCTTGAATATGTGTCAAGGGACGCTTGCAAAACAATGGTTTATCAGCAGCACGTAAGGAACGTAAGATTCTGGAATAGAACTCGAAAGAATATAAACCAGTATCTGCGGACAAATTTTTCTGATGATGACATGCTTGATATATACCAGTACTTAGGCAACGGTATCAGGCACAAGCTCACTAAAGAGTTTGTAGAAGGTGGATATGATCTAAAACTGATAAAGGAGGCACAAGATGAACGAGATTGAGATCGGAACTCCTGTCTATCACGTAGAGGAATACCGATTAACCAACTATGAATTAAAGCAGAAAGGATTCGAAGGGTTCGACAACTACGGACTTGAAGTTGTTGAATCGGTTGTTATAGCCGTGACAGACACACATTTTGATGCGATAACTGAAAAACGTGATATTGGAAATAACGCGAACAATATACATCATTGGGAGAGATTGGCGCTTGGAAGGGCAGTATTTTTGAGTAAAGAAGAAGCTGCGGAAGAAGCTGATAACCGTGCGCATAATATCCAGTTAGGATATCACTGCTCAAAATTTAGCCAGCGCCCAATGTATAAAAATTGGCTACACTGGCAAGATACAGCTAAGGCAAAGGCACCTAAAAAACAAGCAGGTCATAGATCAAACTTTGTTGCAAAAAAAACTACGCTTCCAGAGGAGCTTTACATTGCCTGGAGGGATGGAAAGTTAACCGGACCAGAAGGTGCAAAGAAGATAGGTGTTTGCGTTACAACTTTTGAAAGGTACGCGAGAGAAGAGCTTGCGAAGAGAGGTGATAGGCATACCGTCAAGACAGGTAACAAAGTACCGCCAAAGCCTTTGCCACCAATGTTTGATGATTGCTTTGAACAATGGAAGCTCGGATTGCTCTCAGACGAAAAGGCAGCTAGACAATGTGGGATGTCGCATACAACATTCCGTAAGTATGCAAATATCCGCTTGAAAGAGATTGGAGAGCAGAGGAAGGGAATCCAGAGAGGAGTGATTCTTCCGCCAAACTTTACAGACGTATATCTGGAATGGGAACGAGGGGATATTGGATACAACGAAGCCGCAAAGAAATGTGGTCTTGAATATTACACATTCAGATACTATGCAGAGAAAAGATACAATGAAAGGATGGACGCAGGAGTATTCCAATATTAAAAGAAAGAAGGGTTTCAAAGTGAAGAAAAATCGGCAAGTTTTACTGGATGAAAAGTTAATTGCGCCTACGCTTGCTTTTGAACATAACATGACAGAAAAAGAAAGAAAAGATTTTCTCAAAGCTATGCGAGCAATGTTTAAATTGAAGATTAAGCAGGAAATAAGACCAGAGGAAGAGCTTATGTATACTCTTACAAGGCAAAGGGAACTAGGAATGAGAAAGAAAAGAATAAAACTTTAAAGAAAAGAGGTTCAGTATGAACAAAGTAATTTTAATTGGAAGATTAACCAAAGACCCAGAAGTGCGTTATACGCAGGGTCAAGAGACAATGGTGGTAGCCAGATATACACTGGCTGTAGACAGAAACCGTAAGCAGGATAACGGCCAGAATGCAGACTTCATCAACTGCATTAGCTTTAAAAAAAATGCAGAGTTTGCTGAGAAATTTTTGCACAAAGGAACAAAGATTGCTGTTATTGGACGCATCCAGACAGGTAGCTACACAAATAAGGATGGACAGAAGGTGTACACAACGGATGTAGTTGTGGATGAGCAGGAGTTCGTGGAAAGCAAGAAGAATACGCAGCCAGCTCCAGAACCAGCACCTGCAGGTGGATATGAAGGTTTTATGAATATTCCAGATAATGTGGAAGATGAAGGACTGCCGTTTAACTAAAAAGAAGGGAGATGTTTGAGATGATCATTGTAAGACAAGATAGAAATGCTTTTTACAACTGGGACAATGTAGTTGACATTTACATTAACGGACTTTCAAAAACAGAAATATTATTAAAACACGTTAAAGGCTCAAACGAGTCGACTGATTACCCAATTGGCAAATATAAGAACGCAGAAAATGCCAAGGCAGCATTCGAGAAACTTATAGAGAACATTTTAAAAGAGGTTCCACTTGTTGTTGTGCGAACCGATGAAGAAATTGAGAAAAGCATTCACCAGGGGACAGAATCAAGCTCAGAAGAGGAATAGGGAAGAAAATCAAGCGGAAGGAGGAGAAATATTTGAAAGCGATTAACGAACAAATTACATCAGTTTATGACCGAATGCCCATTGAGATTACTGATTTGGTTGCCTATGTAGATGGAAGCTACGATCAGTCTACCCAGTGCTTCTCCTATGGCATGGTAATATTGGAAAACGGAGAGGAAAAGACCTTCAATAAGAGCTTTTCTGATTCTAGTCTTCGCAGTATGCGAAACGTTGCAGGTGAGATCATGGGCGCTAGAGCTGCGATAGAGTATGCCATTAAAAACAATAAGAAGCGACTTATTATACGTTATGATTATGATGGAATAGCAAACTGGCCACTTGGAAAATGGAGTACAAACAAAGAAGCAACAAAGTCATATGCAAAATTTGTAAGAGAGGCTGCGCAAAAAGTTCAAATCACCTTTGAGAAGATCAAAGCGCATTCTGGCGACAAGTATAATGACTATGCTGACAAGCTTGCAAAACAAGCATTAGGGTTGGTTAAGTAGGAGAAAGATATGAGCAGAAGTAAAATGTATGGAATAAGGAGTGATTATACGGGAACGGTGCTTTTTGAATATCCTAATTCATGGCTTTTCTCTCCCAATATATGGGAAATGCTGCCGAATAAATATATTCCAGACTACATCGAGACTCCGTATGGATACAAGTTAATGATTATTGAACCGCATTATGGCCCCAAAGTATGGTCAAAAACAAATGAAAAGGTTAATAATTGTGATAATACACCAGATAGAGTATGTTGGGAACTTTCTAATCAGAACATTTTTTCTACCAATGACAAAGACTTAATAGCGGATTCAATTATTAAGTTTATGGAACAGAATATTCAATATCTGGAAGCTTCAAAACCAGAGAATATCATTAAACGTTTTTCGGAAATTGCGAGTAACATTAGGTCTATTGACGAAAAAGAGTATCCGTATTTTGTTTTTAAAAATACTACCTGTGATGATGGAGTGGAGAACTGGTTTGAAAAATACGATGAGGAGACTGGGGAATACATTGAATGCTCAATGATTCAAAACAGCGATCACTTTCTGGCAGAATTTGTACTTTTCAAGGATGGAAAGATTGATAAATTCGTAAGCAACGAGGATTATTTTAAAGAAAAAACTATGGCGGAGGTATAAAAATGTCAATGGTATCAAGCTACGCATTAAAGGATAAGAAGTGCATTTCGGTAAATATTTATAGCACTGACGCAGCTGTAATTCTTCGTGACTTCCTTATCAGGGTGGCTAGCAGCAGGTTGGAAAAAAGAAAATTCAGCGAAGCAGAAGTGGCACTCCACGATGCAAACGAGCTTACAGCAGCCATGGAAGAAGCCTTTGAGGAAGAATCCAATGGATAAAGAAGGATGGTGCAGACCTAAAGTATGGCGCCAGTATATATTTGGCGATCAATGTTGGATAAGTTGCTTGCCACAGCAAAAGTGGCAGTTTAAGCGCGAGGAAGGAGGGGGAGTTACCATTTTTAGCGAAAAACGGCACATTTTGTTCCGAGTCGCAGCAGAAGATTTTGAGCAGCGGTGGAAGGAGGCGTAAACGATGAATAAACGGCAGAGAAAGAAACAGTTCAAGAAGATTCACGGCATGAACCCAAGGGATTATTTCATGAAAAGTGAAAATGCTCCGAATGCAGTTATATTTTTTGTTAATTCGAGTAAAATGATCAGACGGTTATGCAAAATGGATGGCAAAACTTGGGAAATTTGTAGAGAGTGGTGGGGACAGTCAAATGAATAAAAGACAGAGAAAGAAGCGGTTCAAGAAACTTTATGGCATGAATCCAAAGCAGTATCAACAAGCTATGCAACTGGTATCGCTTGAAGAACCATTGAAAAAAAATATGGATTCAGAAACAACTACATCTGAAGATTTGGGGAGTTGTCTTGAGAAAATCAAAGAAGGACTGCAAAAATCAGTTTCTGCTTTAGGAAAGTTGAGCTGTGAAGCATTCTACTTTTGCTTAGAAGAACTTGGAAGGGAGTTGAAAAAACGAAGGCAAAAATGAAGTTTGAACGAACTAAAAGCATGACCTACTATTATTGCCCGATTTGTATGCTGAACTCCACAAATAAAGCAGAAATAGAAAAACATTTCCGTGAAGGACATCAAGTAAAAGTAAAAAAATACATACATTGCAATATTTGCGGAGAAGGTTGGGATGTACAGGCATTTGGAGAAGAGGGCGCCAGAAAGCGAGCAGAGCAATGCTGCCAAAGCCATATTGATAATGGGAAAGCAGATCAGGAAGCTAGCATAAGCTATTTTTATTCACATGGTCGGTTTGGCTATGTAAAAAGTGTGAAAGGAGGAGAGAGGAAAAATGATTTTTGTATTTGAAAAAGATAAAAGAGAAATTCATTGCTATAGTGAAGTCGATTGTCTATATCTAATTGGAAATAAAGTGCACATTTGCAATGTGGTTGAAGAATACAGTTCGGAAGAAATGGCAAACAAAGCATTTCGCACCATTCGTTTTCGAATTGGTTGGGGATATGAAATTGCCCGTAGTGAAGGATCAGTTGCAGTTCACATGCCTACAGAATATGAGTTGAATAACGAGAAAAAACAGTTTGAAAATCCGCTGTATACAATTGCAGTATACCGCATTCCACGTGATGAGGAATCTTTTCGAAAATATCTAAAAAACCTCTTTGATGATATCCTAACAGAAGTAGATTACATTATACAGGGTGATACCGTAGAGGATTTAGAAAAAGAATTGAAAGATAAGCCTATATGGGATGGGAGTTTTTATACTCTTTTCGAAAATTTACGCTATGAAGACATTGCGAGTGGGGAATTTCACTTTGGAGAAATTAAGAAAGAAATTGAAAGATTTGAAAGGAAAAAGAAAAGAACATATTGCAAGTGGGAACAAGAGAAAGATATATTTCATATCAAAACCAATTGCAGTAGCGATGCTATATCTATCGGGACTGATTTGTTGAGCAAAATCAAGTACTGTCCATGCTGTGGCAGAAAGATTAAGTTTATAGGAGAAGATCAATGAAAAATAGTCATGACGACGCAAAACTAAATAGCTTAATGGGAAAAAATGTAAGGGTGACATTTTTTGAAGGTACACAGTCAGTTGGAAAGCTTGAACGCGATTTTGATGGGAAATACAGAGTCGATAACTGGAGGTTTCGTAAGAGCCATATCAAGAAAATAGAGGTTGTTGATGAATAAATACAGCAACATTGCAAAGGCAAAAGCCATAGAGCAGGAGAATAAAAAGCGACTGCTGAAAATCAATCCCCAGCTGAACGATGAAAGCGGAATCTACATTTTGACCAGAAAGGATGAGAACGGCTTCCGGTTTGCGTATATTGGGCAAGCCATGCACATACTTAGCAGATTGGCGAGTCATATGGCTGGCTATAAACAGCACATAGACCTGAGCCTAAAAAAGCACAAACTGTATTCAGAGGGCAATCCTTATGGATGGAAGGTTGAACACATGAATGTTCCTATTGATCAGCTTGACGAACAGGAAAAGTATTACATCAGATTTTATGCAGAAAATGGCTATCAGCTTCGGAATGTTAGCCTGGGTGGACAAGGTGAAAACCGTTCAAGCGGAACTATAGGAGACAGAAAGCAACCTAGAAGCTACTTAGAGGGCATACAGCAAGGTAAGAAATCGCTAGCTAAGGAATTATCATCTATCGCAGAGAAACACCTTACAATCGCTGTCAAGCCCGAAAAACAGGGTAACAAGGTTTCAGAGCGCCAGAGAGATAAGTTTATGGAGCTTATCAGTGTCGGGAACTACGAGGAAACTAGTCAAATAAGTGCGAAGTAGTGGGGAATGTGTTTGATTCTAAACCAGGAAAGGAAATGGCAAATGAGAGAAGATGATATTAGAACAATTCCAGATGGAAGTCATTTTTACTTTAAAAGATTTGAGTGGATTGTGTTGGACAATAATGTAGAGGGTGGAGTTCTGGCAATCATGGCATCCAGTTGGAATGGAGATGAGTATTGTTTTGATGAGGACTGTTGCAACAACTATGCAGAATCGAGTTTGCGTAGAAAGTTGCTTAGTGAACTGCTTCCCGTGTTGGGTGAGGATAATTTCATTCCTCATGAGGTTGACTTGGTAGCTGACAACGGTGACGATCGTTACGGCACAGTCAAGGACAAAGTATTCATCCTGAGTTGTGACGAATACAGAAAGTACCGCAAGAATGTTCCATTACTGCCTGAGTGGATGTGGACTTGCACACCTCGGTATATCACAGACACCGGGAGCAGTCGCGACGTTCGCCATGTGTACACGGGTGGTAGTCTGGACTACGACATTGCGGACAGCACGTATGGAGTTGCCCCTGCTTGTGTATTCAATCCAGAAAAAGTGAAAGTGGGATACACAATTCCAACGGTTGAGGAAAATCAATGAACAGTTAAGAGACATGCTGGAGGCGCGAAACAAAGTCAAACGCCTGATTTATTCTATGAATTGGGTAGATTCAATCAAGCTGCCAGAAGGGGGCTGCAACCATGATGAAAGTAAAGATGATTTCAGCCGTGGTTATGTTGCTGGATATTATTATTGTATCGACAAAATCAAGAAGCTGAATGGCTTAGGATGAAAACATGATTTAATTATAAGAAGTGCTGTGGGGTTAGTTGCTGCGGCAGCTAACTTCCTTGAAATAAGTATTCATGTGATGTAGGAGGTGAGTAAATGAAGGCGCTTACGTTAAATGAACTGCGGCAAATGGTCGGTCAGCCAGTCTGGTGTCCAAAGGAAAATGCATATGGAATAATAACGTGCGATAAATATGGAAAATGGGCTGGAATCCCGTTTTTGTACGGAGTATGTAAATACGAAGAATCGGCAGTTGAATTTAATCACAATATTGTTAGTAGAAAGCTGAAATGCTTCAGAATTGAAGATAAGAAAGAAATTCCAATGAAACTATTGTCAAAAGTAGATGATTGTGGAAATAAAAAAATGGTATGCCCGAACTGCCAGAGGGCAGAGATATTTACGGCATCAGCAAAAATATATCCGTACTGCCCTTGGTGCGGACAAAAATTGGAAGGAGAGGATGTATGAAGATCTGGACAGAAAAAAAGCTTATTGAAGAAGGCTACGATATCCGAAACGCACAAATCAAAGGTGCGGAGCTGACAATGGAAAATCACGGTTGCATATCGTTTGATGTCGTTGTTGAAGGTGCAGGTTGGGGATGCGTTTTTGGCGGATATAGTCTCGGACACGGCTATCTGGGGGCGAAAGAATTTAGTGGCTATGGTCCGGGAATGGAATCCATTGCTAGAATAATGGATACAGTCGGAGTTACAAAGTTGAGTGATTTAGAGGGAAGATATATAAGAGCCGCAGCAGCTAGAGATAGAAGGTTAAAAATTATCGGAAATATAATCAATGATAAGTGGTTTGATATCGAGTCATTCTTCAAGGATGCACAAGAAAATGATAATAAGGTATCAGAAGGGAGCAATAAATGAGTATTAAGCACATTATCTTATGCATTGAGTTTGTATTTCTTGCAGTTCAAATCATAATGGCTAGAGCTGCATACAAATCTCCGTTAAAGTATGGAAAAACTGCTAAAATCGTGAATATTTTAGCACTTATCGTTATACTGCTGTGCAACATAGCAATCATAGTTTTAAATATTATGGGGTGAGGTGGCACGAATGTTCAAAATAATGAGCCAAAATAAATACGATAGCCTAATCAGGGAGAACGCAGAACTTAAAAATGCAAAGGTAAATCTTGAAGATAAACTGGATCAGCTTAAAGCAGAAAAAGCTGTAAATAGCAAGTATAAATGTGGCGAATATTGTCGTGTTTGTGAGAATGGATACGAGATACCGAGCTATACCATAGGTCGTGGTTACGGATGCTTGCTGAATACAGAATGCAAATCCTTTGTAAAACGTAAAGAATGAGAGGAGTTGAATATTATGCAGATAATTAAGAGTGTTTTATGTGTTACCCTGCTTTTAGCTATGCTTTCTTACTACATAGGCCCCAAAAGGACTAGAACATTATTTGGAGCATTGTGGATTATCTCACTGATACTTTTGTGGGTTTTGATTCTTTTATAACATTATGAGGTAAAAATGAAATTTATTGATTTTTTTGCAGGAATTGGAGGATTCCGCAGAGGAATGGAATTGGCAGGACATGAATGCGTTGGATTCTGCGAGTTCGACAAGTTTGCGACTGCAAGTTACACATCCATGCATTTACTCACCAAAGAGCAGAGAGAGTTCCTGGACAAAATGCCACTGAAACAACGGCAAAAAGAAATATTGAAGGAGGAATACAGAAATGGAGAATGGTATGCAAATGACATTAGAAGAGTGTATGCCGGAGACATTCCAAAAGCGGACTGCTGGTGCTTCGGATTCCCTTGCTTCGTTCGAGGAACTTATATTCTTACAGAAAAAGGATATATACCAATTGAAAACGTATCTGTCGGAGATAGAGTGCTTACTCACAAAGGAAGATGGAAAACAGTTACCTCAGTTATGCAGAGAGACAACGCAAGAATCTGGGATATCAACGGATTTGGCATCTTACCAACCGGCACAACAGCAGAACACCCGTATTATGTCACTCGCGTATCCGAACCAATTGAGTTCAAACCAGTCAAGGAACTCAATGATAGCTATTACTCCACAATGGTGTTGCCTGATGAAGAACCAAACAAATACAGCAAAGAGATCTGGTGGATTATCGGACGCTATATTGCTGATGGGTGGAGAGTTCGCAGACAAGATAGACCACGAGAGGGAAGGATTGTGTTTGCGGTCAGTGATAAAAAACGAGAAGAATTTGAACACCGACTGTCAGAAGCAAACTTACATGGAACTTACACTGAAGAAAGGACTTGTGGGAAGTATCATGTGTGCAATAACCAACTATACGAATACCTTGGTATATTCGGGGAATATGCATATGGAAAACGAATACCAAGAGAAGCACTGTGTTTGCCACGAGAAAAGGCCGAATACTTTTATAACGGATACATGTCAGGAGATGGCAGAAACGACAAAGAAGAAGCAACATCAACCAGTGCAGCAGTCATTCTTGGTATGTGCATTATTGCACAGCGATTGGGAAAACCTGTGCCAGCTGTCTATTATACTAAAAGAGATTCAAAGTGCACTATTGAAGGAAGGGAATGTAAACAAAGAGACACCTACGCTTTTAGAATCTCTAACAAATCGGTTAAAGGATATTATCGTGGAAGATATGTTTGCAGAAAATTGTATCAGCCAACAGAATCTGATCAATACGAAACAGTATATAACCTTAGCGTTGAAGAAGATGAATCTTATATTGCAAACGGAGCAATTGTCCACAATTGTCAAGACATCTCCGTTGCAGGAAAACAGCTTGGATTTCAAGGAAACCGTTCAAGCTTGTTTTTCAGAGTTATGTACCTTATCGGACAACTCGAAGAAGAAAATAGACCCACTTACCTTTTCATTGAGAACGTTAAGAATTTGCTTAGCGTTAATGGAGGATGGGATTTCGCCAGATTGCTCATTGAAATGGAGCAGGGGGGGTATGATGCAGAATGGCAAGTGCTCAACTCTAAGGACTTCGGAGTTCCACAAAACAGAGAAAGGTGCTTCATTATCGGACATCTTAGAGGGAGAAGTATCTCAAAAGTATTTCCTATCGAAGGAACAGACGGAAAAAATAGTGTTTCGTTAAATCTTTTCGGTTGTCTTAATGGCAGAAATTCACAGCGAGATAGAGTTTATAGTGACGATGGATTAGCACCAACAATCAGTACGAAGCCGGGAGGAAACACAGAACCTAAAATAGCAATTCCAGTATTAACACCAGACAGGGCAGAGAAACGTCAGAACGGAAGACGCTTCAAAGAGAATGGCGAACCAATGTTTACTTTAACTTCACAAGATAGGCATGGAATTGCCACGAGTATAAGCCCTATTGGTGGAGTTTATACTGGAGTTTCACCAGAGTTCTATCGCGGAGTATATGAAGGCTGCTTTAGGTGCTTAAAAGCATCTACGCACGATAGTGGCGTTGCCCTAAAGCTTCAAAACATTCCGGTAAGCATGACACGCAATGTTATAGAGAACCAAATCAACATTGCACACTGTCTTAACGCTAATGACTCAAGAAAATTTTTTGGCAAAAATCAACGTGGCAATGCTGTTATAAAGACCTTAAAGTTAATGGCCATGCAAATGAAACTAAAAATAATCGCACCACGTAGTAAAGTTCCAAAACTACGCAGTAAGCAGGGAATGTGTTTCAAATCTTTTTCTGATACCAGACCAGGCATGTTTGTAAAAATTTCTGATGAATTAACCATATATGCTGTCTGGTACAAAAAATATCAGTGCTACATAGCAATTAGAAAACTGACACCAAAAGAATGTTTTAGGCTGCAAGGATGGACAGATGAATATTTCGAAAAGGCAGCATTTGTCAATTCTGACAGTCAGTTATATAAGCAAGCAGGAAATGGTGTCACTGTGAATGTAATAGAAGCAATTGCAAAACAGCTCAAATTCGCATAAGGAGATAGCATGACAAATAGAGAAAAGTATTCAGAAGAAATAATGGAAATTCTATTCAAAACAGGAATACATCCGGCTCTGATAAATGAGCAAATAGTTGAGTGCCACAAAGAGTGCAGGCATTGTAAATTCGCTCATACAAAATATTCTTGTGACGAAGCCTTTACGCATTGGGCTGAAAGTCCTTGTGAGCCAGGAAAGATTGATTGGAATAAGGTTCCTGTAGATACTAAAATTTTAGTAAGAGATTCTATGAATGGTCACTGGATCAAAGCTCACTTTGCCGCAGCACAAGGCAATCTTGTAACTGTTTTTAGTTTGGGTAGAAGTAGTTGGACAGCAATGGATGCAAATACTTTTTCTACATATCGTTTTGCTGACATTCCAGATCAAGAAGAAAGGAGAAAATATTTAAAAGATGAATAAGTACAACGAACACGTCAAGGAGTCTATTGATTATTTTAACCACGAATCGGAATGCATGAAGCACCGAGTTTGTAACTGTGATATGCAGACAAGTTTGAGAGTTGGAAGGGAAAAAACTGCTTACGAAACAGCAGTAGAATGCTTAAAGAAGCAGCTTCCTCAGTCACCAGTTAAAGTGGTTCATAAGTCTATTGTCCATGAAAACAGAGGTGATCAACCGCACACATTGAGAGAAAGCGAGTGCGAGGTGTGGGAATGCCCGTGCTGTGGAAACACAGTATGGAGTGGCATAAGTATTGCAAAGAAATCATCATATTGTTCAGATTGTGGACAGAAGATTGACTGGGAGGAGGTCAAATAATAGAAAGAAAATGAGTGAGCAAATAAGAATTACCGTGGATTTAGATGAGGCGATTTGCGCATTGAAGGGGCTCAGCAAAGTAGAAGGGGAAATTGCAATCAAATTTCAAAATTGTGGGCTACAGGACGAGGCAATGGAACATTTTAGAAATGAATGTGCACTTAAAACGGCTATCAAGGTAATTAAAAAACATACACCGGTGATCTGTTTTAGTGTATAAGGAGGAATGAGAAAATGGCTGAACAAATTAAATTTAAATTTGAGTTGGATTCCGATGAGACATTTGACATTTTGAAGGATATCGGAGAGGCAGAAAACGAGTTGGGAAAGCAGTGTTGGAAAGACGGATTAAAAGCGCAAGCGATTGAGTATTTTAAACATGAGGCTACATGCGAAATTGCGATTAAAGCAATCAAAAAGCAAATTCCAATGAAGCCAATCAAGATCACAGCAAATGGAGTTTACAAATGCAAATCTTGCAGTTATCTCATTGCGTGCATCCCAAACGCAACAAAATATTGTGATCAGTGCGGACAGAGACTCTGCTGGAAGGAGAAATAGACGTGAACACGGAATTAATTGTAGAGTACGAGAATGGAGAGGTACACAAGGAGCAGTCAGAAAATATTATTTTTGCGGATAGCAAAGCATATGTTTTTCTGAGAGCGGAGGCAGAGAATGAAAGTGTATAAAAACCCTTTCGTGAGCTATCCGTGCTATTTTGTAAAAACGGGAGCTGGATGGTCTGCAAGAGGGGAGGCATCGAACAGCAAAGGATATGATGTGGAACTGCATAATGGGAAATGGACATGCAGAGACGGTTGTTATTATGATGATACAATCAAGCATGAGTTGGTTCTGGTAGGCGAAAATAGAAAGTCCATTCACAGCATCATAAAAGAAGCAGTAATTTGTGCAGTATTAGAGCTTGTAAAGGAGGTCAAATAATATGTATTACATGGATGATGAAGACTATTTCGAGCCGAGCGAGTTTGACGAGAAAATCGAAGAACTTAAAAACGAGCTTCGAGAATCTGTAAAAAAGGAAGTTAAGGACGAACTTGAAAAACTGCGTGAGGAAAACAAAAAATTGCAGGGCATCAAGGAAGATTTTGAATCCATAAAGAAAGATTATGAGAGAAAGAAAGCAGAATGTGAAAGTGCAATGCGAAACGCTGAAACCAAAGCCAGACAAGCTAGGCTGAAAGAGTTAATGGAACAGTTTAAGGTTGTTCTGTGGTCAGTAAAATGGAACTTCCAGTATAAGGAGAAATGCGATAGGTGCGATAACGACAGAGAAGTCAAGATAAAACTTCCATCTGGCAGAATGACATATGATGATTGCAAATGCGGAGCAAGAAAAAAAGTGTATTATCCGGATATGGAAATTCTGTATGAACTGAGTGATAAATACCAAGGGATTAAAGCATGGTATAGAGCAACAAATGATAAAGAAGAAAGCGATCTTGCAATGTGTTCTTGCGCAACATATGCAAGGGAAATAGTAGACCATAACAAGGACTTTAACGAAATAGATGCAGAGGATAAGACATTCTTCACAACTAAAGAAGAATGTCAGGAGTTCTGCGACTACATGAATGAAAAAGAAGAAAATTCTGGATACGATTACAACTTGGCAGGAAAGCTAATTAAGGCTAGAGAGGTATAAAATATGGTTAAAACAATTGTTGATAATCCATCAAGCTTCATAGAGCTGATGCACAATTGCGTATTTGTAAAAGATGGAGATGTATGGTATAGGGATTTCGAACGCGAAATTCCACTTATGGAGCTTGCACGGAATCTTAATAAAGCATACAGCGATTCCGATGCGTCAGTAGTAAACGATGAAGCATTTAGTGACGAAATGTATGACAGTCTGCAATTTAAGCTAGAGGAAGATATTGATAGTTTTATTGCCACTTTTTACATGGCACTTATTGGAATGGCAGAAAACCGAGAACGCTTAAAGATATACGAAACAACAGGATTGCCAACAACGGCGTATCCAGAAGTACTACAGGAATGTATTGATACTTACGGAGCAGATAAACAAATCGACCAGACGATTGAAGAAATGAGCGAGCTGACAAAAGCACTACTTAAACATCGCCAGTTGGAGGGTGAAAATGTAAATTCAACGTCTGCCGCAGACCTGACAAAAGTGAGAACAGATATTCTTGAGAGAACCGCTGATGTTATTATAATGTTAACCCAAATCATTATGATTTTTGGCGACAGAGATTTTGTTGAAAGAATAATAGAATCAAAGGTTTACCGCCAGAAAAAGCGCTTGAGAAAGGAGACAGATGGTCAGGATTATTGAAGCAGAAAACGTAATAACTTGCCCTGAGTGCGATAAAAATTTGAGCTATGAGGAAGATGATATGTTTTTTAGCAAACTAGATTATCTCTCTGACAAGCACAATACTTACTACAACAGATGTATAATATGCCCTTGGTGTAAAAGCGAAGTTGTTGTTGCGGATGGCACAGTATTTGTTAAGCCGACAGGCACAGACGATACTCCAATCACAAGCATAAGAAGAAAGGAACGATGAAAATGACGAAGAAAGAATTGATAGCAAAAGTCAAAAGCAAGCCGTATGAAGAAAACGTAATAAATACGATTAAAGCATTGCACGGACTAGGCTATGAAGAAGCGGCAAGAACCATGCAGGAATTATACACTGATGCAAAGGCACTGACTGTTACTGCAAAAGCATCTGGAAAGTACTCAGATGATCCAGAACTTGACGAGGCATTAAGTGACTATGCTTCGATGAGAACAAAGATAAAGAAACCGCTGACTTCAAAAGGTCTTGAAAGAGCAATGATTAAGCTTGAATCCCTATCTCACGGAAACAAGAATTTAAAGATTCAGTTGCTTAATCAGTCCACCGATAACTGTTGGATAGGCATTTTTCCATTAAGAGCAGAAAAAGCATTTGAAAGAAAGCTGCAAAATCCACAGCGCTCACAGTTCGATGCCATTTTAGGCAGCATATCCAATGACTGAGAATGACGCAAAAAAAATAATGCTAGTGATGACTGTAGCATATCCAAATTATAAAGTCGCAGATATTGATGCTACTGCTCAAATCTGGGCTAGGCTGCTATCAGACTACACATATTCACAGGTTGATGCAGCACTGAGAGCCTATATTCTCACAGAGAGTAAAGGATTCGCCCCGACAATAGGACAAATTGTTGAAAAAATAGCATTATTAAACCAACCAGAAATTCCAACAGGTTTGGAAGCATGGGCTATGGTTCGCACTGCTGCTTCCAATAGTACATATCATGCAGAAGAGGAATTTGAAAAGCTTCCATCATGTGTTCAAAGAGCCGTTGGAAGCCCTGGTAATTTAGAAAAATGGGCTAAAACAGAACAAACAGATCTTGAAACGGTGGTCCAGAGTAACTTTTTAAGAACGTATGCAACAGTTTTGACAAAGCAAAAAGAAATTCAAAAGATTCAAGGAATCAGCTCAACTGGCAAGCAACCTTGCTTACCAGAGTTTGAAATAAGTATATAGGAAGGAGTGTGCAGATGACACGAGCACAAAGGAGACGGGCTGAAAGAGAAGCAAAAAAAGGAAACAAAGTCGTAGAACAGCGAATCACAGGTGCGGAAGAAAGCATAAGAATCGCTTTGTTAAAAGAAAATATTGCACGAGACGTTGATCGCAAGCTTTATGACAAATACTACCAAAAAGCAAATAAAGACGCTGTGGACAACATATACAGCATCATATTAACATCATTTGGACTTGCCCTGGCAGATACTTGTCCTAATTGGAAGGCTGAAGCAATCGCCAAACGAATACAGAAAACAATGGACTACGTTGACAAATTCTCAAAGGAATACGACGGAGACATTGAACGTTTTATGAAAGAACTCGAAGATAGAACTGGATTCTCATTTGAGATAGATTCTGTAAGCAGAAAGGATGAATAGTATGGATTTTTTAATCGGTTTAATAGCAGGACTATTATTTGGCGGAATTACTGGTGTGCTTGCAGTTGCTTTGTGTACTGCATCAAGCGCAAATGAAACCGATAACGAAAGAAAGAGGGAAAACGATGAGAATTAAGCATTTGAAGTTAGATAATTTTTGCAGTTTTTACAACGGAAAAGCTATAGACACAGATTTATACAATAAGACAGAGGTATCTGGATGTAATGAATCTGGAAAAAGCACAGTTAAGAGAGCTATTTTTTGGGTACTGAATTGCAGGGGTGAGAACGGCGAAGAAATTACTGGAATCAGGCCACACGATAAATTGGGTAACGAGATTAACGATATCGAGGTTACAGTCGAGATGACCGTAGAACTTAACGGTTCCAGTAAGACGTTTAAGAAGGTTTCTCGTCAGAACTATGATAAAAGGGGCAACTTCACAGGTAATGTTATTGACTATTATATCAATGACATTCCTAAAAAGAAGTGTGACTATGAAGATTTTATCGCAGAAGAATTGGTTCCTGTGAGCGCACTTTCAAACTTGATCAACGCTAAAACACTCTTGTCAAAAAGTGCCGCCGACTGCAGATCAATCTTGGAATCCACCTTTGGAACGTGCTCCAATGCAGAGGTTTGTGAACGTTTTCCGGAGTTCTCCCCTCTTCTCCCACTGCTGGATGATGGCAGCGTTGATGAGTTAAAATCAAAATTTAATACTATGCTGAATGGCAGACGCGGAAGGAATGGCACTAAAGGACTGCTTGATATTCGCAAAGAGTTTCCAAGCCGCATTGATGAGGTGGAAAAACAGAAAATTGTCATTGATGAAGCCTTGATAAACAGTCAGATTGCAGATATTGAAAGCAGACTGAAAAATAGCCAGAGTAAACAAGCTGATGTGCAGAAGGCATTTGATGAGCAACGTGCAATTCAGGCACAAATTTATAAGCTGAAGCAGGAACAATTAAAGGTCACTGATGACGCTAATGCCGAAAACAGGAAAAGAATTGCCGATTTAGATGCTCAGATTATGGCAGCAAGGGAAGAACTTTTCCTATCCAACAGTAGTTTAAATGCCAAAGAGCATGAATTGCACCAGATTGACTCCGAGATTCGGGATCTTGAAACTAAGCGTTTGAAGCTTTCAAGCGACTGGAAAAGCAATAAAGATATGCAATTTGATGAAAATTTGCTGATTTGCCCGTATTGCAAGCGTGAATACCCATCTAATCAGCAGGATGAAATGCGAAAGCATTTTGAAGAATCGAAGGAAGAAAAGTTGCAGGAAATCACAGACGATGGAATGAAATGTAAAGAAGCTATTGATGCTTTGCGCGAAAAGTTCAATGCTGCAGATGCAGAGCTTTCTGCCCTTCGTGAAGAATCCAATAAAAAGTCAAAAGTTGTCGATGATTTAGTTGCGCAGAAAAAAGCTATATCCACTGTACCTCCAGCAGAACCAGACGAGGCAGCAAAAGCCAGATCTGCAGAAATTGCAAAGCTTGAAAGCCAGTTAGAAGCAAATACTGCAAATGCAACGTTTGCACAGCTCAAGGCAGAAGAAAATAATCTTCAACATCAGTTATCTGGCTTAAAAGCAGAGCTTGCAAAAACCGAAATCAATGTCAAGATTGACGCAAGAGTTGCAGAGCTTAACATCGAGCGCCGAAAGAATGAGCAACTAATTGCAGATACGCAGGCACAACTCGACTTGCTCAAACGCTTCAACATTCGCAAGCACGAGCTTTTAGAAAGCAAAGTAAACGAGTATTTAGAGTACTGTCAAGTGAAATTTTTCAGACAGCTTGTGAATGGCGACCTAGAAGAAACGTGTGATTTCTGTGTAAACGGTGAACCATACGCTAGAAACCTTAATCACGGTGCAAAAATCTTAATCGAGACAGATGTTTGCAAGGCTTTTCAGAAGAAATACGCTACTACCCTTCCTATCATCGTAGATGACTCTGAATCTGTTGATAATTGGAAGATACCGGATATGGATAGGCAGCTTATTATTCTCAAAAGAACTGATTCTAAAGAGCTAACAATCAAGGAGTCATGATGTGATCCGTGAAATTACACAAACTTACCCAGTCTAAGCTTGATGATTACAAACTTAGAAGTAATTTCACGGAGGATGAAGAGATAACGTTTGATATGTTGTCTAAAGGCAAATCTATCAGCGAAATAGCAACCCGGTTATCTGTGTCGACTAGGACGGTTGATCGCAGGATTGCCGATATAAAATCAAAAATCAACCAACTATAAATAGTCCCCTGGTATTTATGATGCTAGGGGACTATTACAACATTTTTTAACATTATTTTACTGTAAAGAAACGTCACATGTATAACCTTAAAGATATTTTTTATAACTTTTTAGTTCTAACTATTGACTTTTTAGTTCTGACAATGTATCCTATAACTGAGAAAGGAAAAAAACATTATTTTACTGTAAAGAAATGTCAAATTAGGTTAAGAATTGTAAAATAATGTAATCACAAAGGAGGCTTCACTATGAAAGTAATATGTATTGCAAACCAAAAAGGTGGCATTGCAAAGACCACAACAGCCACTACACTTGCTTCAATTTTAATGTCACAAGGTAAGAAGGTCTTGCTTGTTGACGCTGATCCACAGGGCAACAGTACGGACACTTATAGAGCAGTGTCCAAAGATACAGCAACTCTCTACGATGTTATTTTAGATATTGAAGATCCGCTTCCAATTGCGGAAGCCATTCAAAGAACAGAAATCGGTGATATAGTTGCATCCGATCCAGAGCTAAAAACAGCAGATCAAAGATTCCCAAGTGATGGGAATGAGTATTTTAGACTAAAAGACGCTCTTTCTGAATTAACTGGCTATGACTACGTTATTATTGATACAGCTCCGGCTGACAACAAATTACTTAAAAACTGTTTAATTGCTTCTGACAAGGTCATCATTCCTGTCACTGCAGACCGCTATGCCATTCAAGGCCTGTCAGAGTTGAATAGAACCATCAGAGGTGTAGAGAAAAGAAATAATCCTAACCTAGAGGTTGCAGGACTCTTGTTGGTGAAATATAAGAGCCGTCAGCTCCTCGCCCAGGAAGTTAAAGCTTCTTTGGAAGAAATTGCCAAGCAGCTCAACACAAAGGTTTTTTGCACAACTATTCGTGAAAGCATTGCCGTACAAAAGGCACAGGCAACCAGAATGACGCTGATGAAATTTGATTCAAATTGTAACGCTGCCATTGACTATGTGCAGTTCGCAGAGGAACTAATTAAGGAGTGATTAGAGATGAGAAAGAAAGATAACGCCACTACTACTTCTTTTGATGTGACAGCCGGCATTGATTTTGCAGATACTGGCGAAACTGAAATTCCAAGCATCCAGCCGGTGGAAAAAAAATCAGTTTTTGTCTCCGCTCCAGTTGATCCAAACAGAGTGTATACGCCTGGATATAATCCAACTCCGAAGATTGGTCCAAATGGTGGATATGTAGGACGCAGAGAAGTCCCTGCAGCTGAGCGCAAGATTCAGTTTAGCGTATCATGCACTGAATCACAAAAGGCAGCCTTTTCAGAAGCTGCTCGTAAGTCAGGCCGCACCCTAGCAGGATTTGCTTGCTTCGCCATTGAGGAATACATGCGGACACATGATTTATAATTCTTTACATTATTTGACATTTAAAAAAGGTTTAATAAGTTAAAGAACTGTTAAAAATTGTTAAAAGGAGGATTTTATTATGGTAAGTAATGAGATTTACGAAAGAATAGTTAGTGTTAAAAATGCTATTGCAGAAGGAAAACTTGACGATGTGATATATGAACGGAATTGTAATATTGCAGAATCGTTACGGCGTTTACTATCTGCTAATAATATGAAAACAATTGATATTGTATCAGCATTAACTGTGTTTGCGAGTGGCGAGTTTACAATGGCATTTAATTACATTGACAAATTTGATTTGCCAACAACTGAATTATGCTGTAACATGTATAAACAAGTTAAAAAAGATTATTACAATGGATATGTAGATTTATTTATATGGCATACAGAAAGTATGGAAACCGAAAAGGAAATCATCATATGACCCTGTTTGCGTATCAGAGGATTGCATCCAGTATTGAAAATCAGAGTTTGAGACGTGAAATCGCCTTTTATAAGATTGATCCGGCTTATACCAGTCAGATGGGCAAGTTTTTGTTCATGCGAAGATATGGAATGTCCATCCATCAGGCCGCAGCCTATACGATTGGCTTGGTAGGAATGGGTTTGTATGATAAACTGGCACCAGATTTACGGATGTTAAATCTTCTAAAAACAAAAGAAGGTATTGTACCGGAATTTTCGCAGGAAACGTACAAGACGATCTGGGCGAGAATTACAAAAACATTTTCAGGTATTCAAAAGCATTTCTTCTATAGAAGGATTCCGTATGAAGTGCTGGAAGAAAGAAAACGGCCAAGTTTAAGAGCGCTAGCCGCTGAAATGAAAGTACGGTATATGCCAACAATAACGAATTACAGAAGTTGTGAACAAACATAGAAATTTGTCAATGAATAATCAGAGTAACCCAATAACAATATTGATTTGTAACTGGAAACTTTGCTCTTTTGTTACCGCTTTCTGGATGTGTATCAATGGTATGATGCAATGTGGGGGTGGATGGACGGCACTGGAGCAATCATGTTCCTGTCTTGCGAAGCACCGAAAGATGTCTGAGGAGTCAGGAAAAGCGTAACGCTGGACTAAATCGCGATTCCAAAACAGCCCGAGGTGAGAAATCCTGACGGCTGCAATGGAATCCTCGTCCGACACGTCGGGCGGGGTTGTTCAAGGAGCAAGTAAACTTGATACCGTTTTACGCTTGCGCTATCGCGTTTGCACGCCATATACGGTTGGATTTAGAAAACGAGTACAGTAAGAATGCTGTTGCTTATTATAACGCTGCGAAGCAGAGCGAATATTACAACACTTTATTTTCGGAAGAACTGTCTCTACAAACAGAAGAAGCTTATAAAAAAGCACTCGGAATCGTCGAATATAGCTACACAGAAGATGAACAAGCACAGACTTCTTTGGATATTCTTTTCAAAAAGGGATACAGAAAGCTATACAACATTTTTAAAAGGCTTCCAAAAGACAAACCGATTTATTTTAATAGTGTAATCGGAGAAGCCATTTATGCAAAGCTTGCAAAGTCAGATCATGTTTCAGACGATAATTTTAATGGTCATTTATTTGCAGGCTATTACTTTTTAAATATGTGGCCGCAAGAGTTGGTACAAGAACGTAAAGAATGTGATGAATTACTTTCCTTTATTGCAAACTACGGATACAATCAAGAACACAGAATACAAAAAGGGTTAAAGAAATATGACTGTGCTTTTCAGGAAAGAGCAAAATCATACATTAGTCAACTTCCAAAAGATTTATTTAAGCAGATCCAGTTAGCACCAAAAAATGAGGAATTTGGATACACTACAGTGTTTGATATGGAATCACTTTCAAGTGTTTCTATTTTTTCTGAATTACAGTTCACACATGAAGATCTGGAAGCACTAGCAATTGCTTATACGCACGGAAAAAGAGGAGGAATACGTGAGGATTTCCTGACTTATGCAAAATATACGAGCTATATATTAGCTATGTGTAAGGCATATAAGCAGTCTAAAGAATACTACTTCCAACACAATCGCGAAGACGTGTATATTGAAGTAGAGAGCATTAAAAATGAATTGCTTCAAGCCAAATCTGCATTATCTGAATCTCAGGAACGCAGGATGTCTGAACAAAAAGCTTGTACTGAGCAGGTTCAGCGCTTATCTGATGAGATAAATCTACTCAAACAGAAGAATGATGCGCTAAAATCCGAACTGCAAAATGTAGAGAGTGAACGTAGGGAGCTTTATGCTTTGCGAGAGCATATATTTTCACTGGAAAACGATTCAGAAACCGAAAATACAAATGAGCTATCTAAGGAGCAAATTCAGCAATTAAAAAACATTAGTGGCACAATTGTTGGAGGGCATCCAAGCTTGATAAAGAAGCTCAAAACTTATCTTCCGAATTGGCAATATATCAGTGCAGGAGATGTCAGCACTGTGCGCAACGCTGCATTAAAAAAATCTGACTTTGTATTCTTTGTAACTGCCCACTTGAGCCACAAGCTGTATTACGCCATGATTGCAAAGGTCCAAGATTGGAATGCAAAAATTGGATATTTGAGCCGTATGAATATAGATTATAATGATTCAGCGCAGAAAACCCCGGCCGTTCGCAAGAACGTCCGAGGGATGAATGCGCCGATTACAAACAACGCAACCATCATTCCAACAGGGTTTTCTTCTGGAATTGTTGGTTTTTCTTGGCCTGATGTTCTTCAGAACGCTGTGATTCGATGTATTGCTTTACTGTTTCAAGAGAAACACTTCCGGTAGTTGCGATAAAGTAGCTGCGGCTCCAGAATGAGGTATCGTCCCCATAGATATACTGTTTAATCTGTTCCGGAAAACGCTTGCGCATCTCTCTGGATAACTGAGTCTTGATGCTTCTTACAAAGACGGATATGTTGGTATTCGGTGGCAGTGATACCAGCAGGTGGATATGATCTCTGTCTGTCTCTGCGGATAAAATTTTTCCACGGAACTGCTCTGCCATATGATTCGAAAATTCTTTCATGGCAGCACTCATTTCGTCGTTAATCACAGGCTTTCGGTAATGTGTGACAAAAATCATATGATAGGTAAGACAGTAAACACAATGCTGTCCCCTGTTGTACCCGTCTTTCTTTACTTTGTCCTTTTGGTCTTTGTTGACACCATTCTTATTTGCTCTCATAATAGTACCTCTCTCGTTTCAAAATAAAACAATTCAAAAAATCACATATTGCTTGATTTTACCTATATTTTATCGTATAATATAAGTGTAGTCAACTATATTCTCGCGTTTTTGAAAAGGAGGGCCTTTTATGCATACCATATCAATTTTTGTGGATCAGAACAGGATACCAAAGCTGGCATCTTATTTCGAGTGCCAGACTCACCTTGCAAAAAACCTGCGAAATTCAGCAAACTTTATCGTTCGTAACCTGCGTACCGGATTGAAAAAAGATCCGGTTGACCGCACTTCCAATGAAAATGAGGTCATAGAGACTGTACGTATCGGCATTGAGATGGCAAATGAAAAGCTTCAGAAAGATGTTGACCGACTCACGAAGCAGCTGCAGAGTCTGCCTGCAAGCGACCCGGCCCGCACAAAGATCCAAAAGCGCATCGACAACAAACAGAAAAACCATCCGATCATGCCAACGTCCGATCACTGGATGCTCACCTACGAAACCTTGGATGCGGTGATGAAGAATACAAAGAATCCTGACTACTATGCGATGCCGTCACAGGCAAACCAGCATGTACTCCGAAAGGTTCTTAAAGACTGGAAATCACACTTTGAGTTGCTGGCATCGTACCGTCAAAACCCGGGAAAGTTTAAGGCACAGCCAAAACAGCCTGGATATATCAAGACACCTTACACGACTGTCACCTTTACCAATCAGGTTGCAAAACGGTCTGATATCAAAGGAAAAATGCACATCACATTTCCACGTTGCTCAGTTCCGATCTGTGTTGGAAAGCCGGAAGGCTCTTATGTCAGAACAGAAGTCAAGCCCAGCTACGGCGGATATATGGTATATGTGACATTTCAGGATGAGGTCAAAACACCTGACATTCCTGAGAATCCCACAAGGATTCTTGGACTGGATCCGGGACTGGACAACTTTCTGACCGCGCTGACAAACTTCTCGTCAACTCCGTTTATCATTGACGGACACTGGTTAAAATCCATCAATCAGAACTTTAACCGCAGACGCGCAGTTTTGATGTCAGAACTGACAAAAGGGTTGGATTCTACAAAATCCGTGAAAAACTCTGCCAGACTGAACCGCATTTCAAAGAAAAGAGCCTGCCGGATCGACAACTTTTTCTATAAGGCAGCTCACTATATCGTGGATTTCTGCCTGAAAAACAAAGTAGAGGTCATCGTCTGCGGACACAATAAAGACCAAAAGCAGGAAATCAACCTTGGTGCCAACAACAATCAGCACTTTGTCAGTATTCCATACACAAGATTTTTCTGGATACTGACCTGTGTTGCAGCAAAGGCGGGTATCCCGGTCATTGAAACAGAGGAATCATATACGTCCAAGGCAAGTCTGATCGACAAAGATCCGATTCCTGTCTACAAAGAAGGGGATCGTCTGGAATATCATTTTTCAGGGAAACGAATCTCCCGTGGACAGTACGAATCAAAGGAAGGTACGATTCTGAATGCGGATGTCAACGGTGCAGGAAATATCATTCGCAAGGTGTATCCGAATGCATTTGATACTGTCAGTGACTTCTCCTACACGAACAAAACAGTTATTCGAGTTACCAGAGAAGTACTCTGCCATGCGAAGCACAAGAAAAAACACGCCAGACCACAAAGAAAACGTGGTATGAACCGATGGCTGCATCATCGCAGACAGGAACAGAAGCTTGTCTATTTTGAACTGTTTAAAGTAAGCAGTGCCAGGGATAAGACCAGGTATATCGAGGAATCAAAACAAAAAGCCGCCCAAAAGACGGCTTAAAGGTAAACCCGTAACAGGGTGTAGAGGGCTTGTGATGGTCCTTTGAGGCGTTCTACCATGTCTCAAGAAGCCCCGCCCGTTCGCAAGAACGCGCGTGGGAGTATCACCTCAACCGATTGATTCCAGAGGAATCCAATAGTCTTGAAACTATAGAAGAACATTTAAGCTCTTACAAGGCAGATCTTAAACCAAAGGAGGAAGGTGAGTAAATGGAAAGCAAAAACACATTTTCGAACATTGTAAAAACAATAATGTTTAAGAAAGAGATGGACGGAGTTCAGCTTGCAAAACTGTTAGGATGTTCTCAATCTAACGTGTCCAAAAAGCTTAGATTAAATAATTTTAGAGAAAGTGATATACGCCAGATATCTGAAGCATTAGGATATGACGTTTCTATCAAACTCACATCAAAGGACACAGGAGAGGAATTGCAGATGTTGTAATAGTGTATTTTACATTTCTTTACATTATTTAACTTTATTTGACAATAATTGACATTTATTTACAGTAAAATATTCTTTAAAAGAGTTGTCAGTTTATCTGGCAGCTCTTTTTGTCGTTAACATGTCGTATCCCTGTCGTTTTTACATCTTATTTTTATGGCACAATACAGTCAGAATAAGAGGAAGGAAGGTGTGAATGATGTTTCCTGAATCATTTTTAACTAAAATATTTGAAAGACCAGATGTATGTATGATTCCAATGCAGTATCAATCAGCAATGATTCAGGCTATTGGAGAGGTTCTTGACGAGGAAGGAGTGATAATCGACGATGCCGATACCAAATCAGATGTATCAACCGTACAACCAACAGACAATGTATGGCCAATATAATAGTTATTACCCGTATCAATATCAGCAGCCGCGTTATGATCTGCAGCAAAACCAACCGCTTTTTAATCAACAGCAAAGCATTCAGCCACAGCAGCAGGCTGGATTGAACGGAAAGGTCGTGCAAGCTGTCGAACAAATTACTGCGAACGATGTACCTATGGACGGCTCAGTTGCCGTATTCCCAAAGCAAGACATGTCAGAGATCTATACAAAATCATGGAATGCAGATGGAACCATTAGAACGATTGTATATAAGCCGTACACAGCTTCACAGCCAAATGCGGCGAATAGTTCAGCCGACATGTCCAAAATGAAAATGGGGCTATCTGACGAGGCTACAGAGGCATTTATGGCAAGATTTGATAGCCTCGAAAAGAAGTTTGATGAATTGATGCCTAAGATAGTGCCTAAAAGGTCCGGAGGCTTAAAGAAGGAGGCAAATGAGAATGAATAATCCATTTCAGCTATTTCAAGCCATGAGGAATCCACAACAATTTTTGCAGCAAATGGCCGGAAACAGCCAAGCCATGAGCAATCCTATTTTAAAAAATGCTATGGATATGGCAAACAAAGGCGATACAAAGGGTGTAGAACAATTAGCACGCAACCTTTGTAAAGAAAAAGGGATAAATGTTGATGATGCTGTTCGCCAGATAAAAAGTCAATTTGGAATAAAATAATGGGTGAAATTTTATCACCCATTAGAAAAACTACTTATACACTTTTTCTGTAAAAGCTCTTTCAACAGTCCAACCTTTTCGGAGGCGATTATGAAGAACATCCCAACTTATTCCGAGCAAATCAGACCATTCTTTTAGAGTTTTGGTTTCTCCGTTATACTCTATATTCAAATTATTTGATTTGTTTATAGCTTGTTCTCCAGAAGTTGCCCAACGACAATTATTTGGCTCATAGTTACCATTATTGTCAATTCGATCAAGTGTGTAGTTCTCAGGACGTCCACCAATAGATTCGGACCATTCTACAAATTTCCAAAAGTCATGCCATTCTTCGCACACGGTTATTCCTCGTTTGCCATATTGGTAATACTTTGGATGGTTTGGGCTTTCACAACGTCCGATCATGTTTTTCCATAGCCCATATAGTGGATTTTTAGTTCTTCCATCAATATATGCCGGACTATTTTTTAGCAAACAACCGCAACTTTTCACTTTGTGATTTTTAAACAGGTAAGGCAATACCCTAACTTTATTTCCACAATCACATAAGCACTCAATATACTGCCTTTTATCAGATGGCCTTCTTTCTGAAAGACCTATTGCTGTAAGCATATTAGATCTTTGACCTATATAATTATCTATGCTGATCTTAGGCTTCCTTGAGTAAGAACAGGACCCACAAGATTTCTGATGCCCCTTAATAACTCTGTCAGGAGCAAAGGAGATAATTCTTCCACAATCACACTTGAAATCAAACCCATTTGGGATATCTGAATTTTTTGATTGTGAAATTACAGTAAGATGGCCATATTTTTTCCCTTTATAATCGGAAATGTGATACTTGAGCATAAAAACAACACCTTGCCTTTCGTGTTTTTAATCGCCTACCAATAAACGTGCAGAAGTCACTAGGCATTGTGATTTTCGGGTCGCGATTCCCTATCTGCACAAAGATATTATAACACAAAAATATTAAAAATGATACTAATTCTTGCAAGATTATGTATATAAAAAATTATTACGGAGGTAAATAGTATGTTTAACTCAGGAAACTGTAGTGTACCATTAGTGGCTAGCATTGATGGTAACGGCAATAACAACGGCGGCTGGGGCAACGACGGCTGGGGGCTTATTTGGATCGTTTTGATCTTCGCCATTTTCGGCTGGGGTAATGGCTTCGGTGGCTGGGGCAACAACGGTGGCGGAATGGGTTCTACCGCAGCAGCCTACACAGATAGTGCAATTCAGCGCGGCTTTGATAACCAAGCAATTGTCGGAAAACTAGACGGAATTACCAATGGTCTTTGTGACGGATTCTACGCGGCCAACAATAGCATGTTAACTGGATTCAACGGAATCAACACAAACATCATGCAGACTGGATATGGCATTCAGCAGGCTATCAACGCTGATACCGTAGCTAATATGCAAAATACAAATGCTCTGCAGGCACAGTTAGCACAATGCTGTTGTGACAACAAAGAAGCAATCTCTAACACCAATTATAACATGGCTACACAAGCAAATGCAATTCAGCAGTCCATTGATAAAGGCTTCTGCCAGTTAAACTATAATGCAGCAACCAATACACGTGATATCATTGACAATGCCAATGCAAATACCCGTGCGCTGCTTGACTACCTTTGCCAGGACAAGATTGCTGCCTTACAGGCTGAGAACAATGATCTTCGCAGAGCTGCTTCACAGGATCGCCAGAGTGCACTGCTTACCACAGCAATGGCATCTCAGACACAGCAGATCATCAACGCAGTTAATCCAGCACCGATTCCGTCATATCAAGTTCCTAACCCAAACGTGTATTACGGATGCAATAGTGGTTGCAACTGCTGACAAAATTAAATATCGGTATCTTAACCAAAACGGTTATGTCTGCTAACTAACGCAGTATTACTATCAGCAAAGGGGCAGACTCGAAATAGAGCCTGTCCCTTATTTTAAGGAGGTATCAAAATGGCAGAATATGTTGCAGTCGCAACACAGGAAGTTGCGGCAAGTGAAAATGTAACTTTTACAAACACATCTGTTAAGGGTTCAAACTGCATACAGCACCGCGAAGGCAGTGGGATCATTACTCTTAGAGGTCTTACAAATCAGTGTCAGGCACGGTTTTTTGTAGGCTTCTCTGCAAATATAGCTCTTCCAGCCGGGGGAACTGTGGCTCCTATATCATTAGCAATTGCTATCAGTGGTGAGCCAGTGCTTGCTTCCAAAATGATTTCAACACCAGCTGCAGTATCTCAATTCAGCAATGTGTCCTCAGGCATTTTTATCAGTGTTCCACGTGGCTGCTGCGTAAATATTGCAGTTGAGAATACAAGTGGCGTTGCTATTGAAGTTGCTAACGCAAACCTTATAGTGAATAGAGTTGCTTGATTGGAGGTAGACTATGCATAAATGGGCTAAAGACATTTTAGAGTGTGTCAAAGAAAAAGCCAAAGCTATCGGAATTGACAATTTCGAAGGCCAGAATCTTGATGATTTAAAAGACTGGACTGAAATCGTTAAGAATATTGCTTGCTTTGATAAAGACTATCGCATCGTTGAGGCAATGGATAAGCTGCAAAACGATGATGAAATCATGGAAATGGTTGAGCAATACGGTGATTACCCGTCACGCCGCTATTACGACCGCTACAGATACGCTAACGGCAGATTTGCCCCAAAGGGTAGAGGGACAAGAACCACAGGCAGACGTGGTTATGACGAACCACCTTATTGGCACATGACACCAGAAATGTATTATGAATGGGCTGATATGCCAGAAGAAGAGCGTATGCGTGATCTTGATAGACTCCGCTTTGGGCGCATGTACTACTCTGAGCCACGTAAAGGCTCCCAAATGCCGTCAGATAGTAGAAGCGTAGAAGATATGGGGATGAAGCCAGAAAGCCGATATGACCGTGCTAGAAGATCATACAGTGAGACTAAAGACATGCACAAAGCTAACACTAAAGAAGATAATGACGCAAACATGCGAGGGCTTGAGTCATTGTTGGCCGTCATTGACGAAGATCTTAAAGAGATCATGCCAGGGCTTTCAGCTTCCGAAAAAACTATGATGAAAACCAAAATGACAAATTGGGTACAGCGTATATAACCAATGGTACAGCCGGGAGCAAATGCTTTATTTCAATTGCGCACTTGCTATAAATGTGCTATAATGGGGGTATCAAATGTTTTTTACAGTAAATAACAACACCTGGCAAGTTTGCTTTGTCAATCCTGGTGATCCGCAGTTGCAGCGCAGTGACGGAACATATACGCTCGGCGTAACCGACAACAATTTAAAGACCGTCTTTATGTGTAATGATCTGTCAAGCCAGATGATTGATAAAGTGCTATGCCATGAATTGACACATGTTCACGCAATGGAATACGGATACTCTATCCCGATTGAAACAGAGGAAATTGTCGCAGACTTTATAAGTCTTTTTGGCAGGAGTATAGTAACTGTTGCAGATGAACTTATATATCAGCTTTTAGGAAGCAATGCAATTAGGTACTGTGCATAAAATAAAGATCACAGTACACGCACGACTTTAGGCAATGTGCCAGAAAGGAAGGCAGATGTACACAAAGATTCACACGCAAAAAGACGTTCTCCGTGAGCGATATCTTTACCAATCCGAACTTACTCCACTGGGGTTTCCAAAACTGCTTCCAGTACATGCTGCTTTGAGTGGACTCAATGCAGTATCATTTTGTGAGGCGATGAAAGAAAAAAATCCGAAGAAGGCGCTTTGCCACTTTTTTATTGATGATGCACGGTTCGAGCCATTATGGAATCAACCGCAAAAGTATCTTCCGATGCTTGAAAATTTCAAATATGTCTGTGCTCCTGACTTCTCATTTTATGACTCTATGCCAAAGGTCATGCAGCTGCATCAAGTGTACAGAAGCCGCGCCCTTGCATGGTGGCTATTTATGAACGGCTGCAACGTCATCCCAACTGTAGGTTGGGGAAATGCAGAGACGTTTGATTTTTGCTTTGAAGGGTTGCCAGAAGAGAGTACGTTGGCAATCAGCACAAACGGTTGCTTCACCGATCAAGGCAAGGAGTGTTATCGACAGGGCTTCAAAGAGATGTGTTCCCGACTCCATCCTACAGAAATTTTAGTGGTTGGACGTCCTATTGATGTGGACACAGATGTAAAAATCTCGTATCGAGAATCATTTGGGCAGAAACTTACAAGAAAGTTGAGGGGATGATATGGGCGGTAGAAGTGGAAAGAAGCGCGAAATCAGCATAATAACCTATGTTGGCAGTTTGAAGCGAATCAGAACTGAGGAAACTGTCGGAAATATCACAGTCATAAGAACCGAATACAAACAGCAGAAGCAGAAGAAGCGCCGTAAGAAAAGCCGATAGATTTTAACATTATTTTACAGTAAAATAATGTATAATAATGTAAAGTAATGTAAAATACTGTCAAGAACTGTAAAATAATAGGGATAGATTTGACTCTATCCCTACTTTTTATTATTTTTTTTTCTATGTCTCTTTCCGATTTCTTTTAGCTCATCTTCCCATCCCTGATGACTCTTTATGTATTCACCAAAGAGTTTTTTTTCAGCCTCTTTGCGTGCCGATGCTGCCTCTTCCAGACTAGCATATACTCCCAAATGATATTGCTTACGTCTAAATGTTATATATGCTCTATAACTTCCGTCTTTTTGAAGCGAAACCCCGTTTACTTTTGTACTAGAATTTTTGTTGACAGTTCCATTTTCTCTTGATCTAATGCTTGGCAAGCAAGAACCATCCACATAGCAGCTTTTCTGTATTTCTTTCAAAAAGTCCCCATTATTACGGTTACAATTTACGCACATATAATTTTTTTTCAATCTGGACAACTTGGTTTCTGTTTCTTTTCCACAAACTGGGCATATAGCTTTGCAATAAAAAACATTCTCCCCCTTTTTCTTAAAAATACTTACAATTCTAAATCCATTGATACTAGTTCCGACTTTTTTCTGTGCAATTCTCAAGTTGGTTTCGGATATTTTTTTAGAGGTAGTTTTTGCATACTCCTTATTGCACCCACAAGATTTAGATTTACCTGCTAATAGCATACGACTATATACGTTTCTAACTGTCCCACAGTCACATTTGCATAGAACTGAATACGGTCTACTTGATTCACCAATCACCTTCCACATTCCGAAACGATCACCAGTCTTAACCAAAGATTCTTTTCGTCTGGCTTTTAAGTATTCCTTATTGCATCCACAAGATTTAGAATCACCAGCGCAAAGAGATCTGTTGCTTACATCTCTAATCGTACCGCAAGTACATCTACACTTTGAGTAATAGGGCTTGCTGCCTTGCCCTATTACTTCCCATTGCCCAAATACATCGCCTATCTTAATATTATATTTACCAATCATTCATCTTCACCCCCTCTCTCAATTTTCTGCTTTTGAATCACTTCCAGTGCCATTTTAACATCCTCTTCGGTCTTTTCAACTGGTAACTCTTCCAATCGCCAGCCCTTATAAGTATACACTGGCCTAGATCTCCGTGAAGACACACCACGTAAACTACTTGCAATTGCAGTAAAACCACCACGCACGCGTCCAGCTGCAATATTTTCTGGTACATCTTCATCAAAGAACCTTCGGCAATTTCTTCTAGCCCAATCCTTCAACGATACTGCTATATAGTAATTTCCTAGAGGATCAATTAAAATCCATTTTTTAGCAGTTCTGTTTTGCGGTCCCGGTTGTCCTTCTGGCAAAGCATGAGCCGCTTTAGTTGCTTCTTTTGCAAATCGTTCGCGAGCCGCTTTTACTAATTGACTTTTCTTTTGAGCTTCAATTAGAGCAGGCGGCATAGGTGTCCCCTTTGGCGTACACAAGCCGTGTTTCTTTCTTAATTGTGCCGCACATTTAGCAGAACAACATTGTTTTGTATCACTCGGATGCCAAATAAATGGCTTTCCGCATATTACACAGTTGTGGTATTTACGTCTTCTTACGCATCCACATGTTACACATCTGTAAAAGTGAGATGCCTGCATTTCTTTTATATTTCCGCATTTTAAGCATTTCACTTTCCAAAGGCTTATTCTTTTTCCGGTGTTAGGACTAGCGTATTTATTTTCGGAAGCTCCCAGCACCACCAAATCTCCATGCCGTTCGCCTGTTAAATCTTTCTTTGCCATTGCCGACTCCTTTCCCTTGTCAATATGCACTATTATAAGATAGCAGTACTGTTTATGTATTGTAAGTATTATACAAAAAGTTCTTGACTTTTTCAAGTCATCACGCTATCTTAAAAATGAAGATGATATTTATTCCGGCTTCGGTCGTCACAGGCAGCAAACCGTCTGTGTGGATTGAAATGAAATTATAATTGTACGTGTGAATACAGAGGATCGGCAAACGTAACACTTGCCGTTTTTCCATTCCTTAACGATTTCAACCCCATCTGTTGCTGCATTAAAAAGCTCTAAGCGTCCATTGAAAATCAACATACCGCCGGACATTGACCGCAACAATAGCACGCTCTGCACTGCTGCGCATCTTCTCAATCTGCAGGCTTGATTCCCAGATTACCTTCATTTTATCACCTCTTTCCGTGTCACGCAACCTTTTCAATAATAACAACCGCCGACAGTGGCGCTTCATATCTGAAAAAATCGGCTGCATTTTTAAACTGTGAATCCATCACCGGGATATATTCGTCTGGGTAGATGTGAGCTGTAGAAAACTGAATGCAGCCCGGATTCTTTACGGATGCGTGCAATATGCGTTGCTCTGTGTATGCCTTGCCGTCAATTTCGTGCTGCACTTCCCAGTGTGCCACCACACCTGGAGTCTTTACCGCCTCGAATACTCGCGCCCATGACACAAGAGCCACAGCATCAAGGCTTACAATCTTTTCCTCAAGCTTCTCAAGCTCCTCACCGCGTGCCTTGAAAAGCTGCAGATGCAGCTCTCGCGGCGCGGCGCTGATAGATACCGTCTGTAAAATCATCGTTCGCCCTCGCTTTCTTCTCTCAACAGTTTCACAGCCTCCATCTGTGAGTGTTCGCCATACCACTTAACCGGCTTATGAAATGCCACTGCAAGCGCGGAAATCTCACCAGATGCACGCAAAAATTCACGCACCTTCAAAAAGTTCTGCATATGTTCTTCGTATGTATTCATGTTTTACCTTCCTTATCTTTCCCAACGGGCGCGCTCGATATCCTGTTCAAAAATAACGCCTGTCTTTTCTTTTTTGAGCTGTTCAAAGCGTTCTATAGCTTTCTTGCGTTCCTTACCTTCGTAGCGTATAACCTCGGTTAGATCTTCGTAGCCATCCACCAGATTAACCGTGTAAAACTGGATGAAGTAAAACACTTTACCCCCATACTTTTTTTCACGATACAACTTTATTTTTTGCTTGGTTGGAGCTGTTGCAATAAAATTGTATCTTTCAGTTAATGCGACGCGGTACGCTTTCAGCTCTTCCATGACTTCTTCCAGCTCTTCAAGTGTTCTCTCGACACTGTTAAAGCTGTTTAATATGGTCTTGGCCGTGTGCAGAGTTTCCGGGTGTCTCTCATAAATATATATTTTCTTGTCACTTGTCTTTTCAGCGTTTCCATAACGCGTAAATAGCTTGTTGAGCAGCTGCTTGTTTTTATCCGCGCAGGTGTCGCGTTCTGGACACCTGCAACAGCTCTTTTCACATCCTGTCATGCCGTCTTACCTCCTAGAATCTCTGTTGGATCAGTTCGGAAGATAAACGCATGTTTGAATTTGCTATAATATCCACCGCGTCTTTTCATCTTTTCGCTCTCTGCAATATACTGCTCTTTGCTCAGGCTCTCAGAAACTCTTACAAGCCACAGAACAGAACCATCACGGGTATCTTCTCCGCGTGTAATTTTATACGTATATTTTGCTTCCTTGGCTTTCTCCTCAACCTGTTCTGTCTTTTCTTCCTTTTTTGGTTTTTCGCTTGCCTTTGGCTTAACTTCCTTTTTCTGATTTTTGATTCTTGGTGTCTTAGGCACGATTTTTACATATTTTCCATGCTCTTGACAGCAACCAAAATAGTAGAAGTTAACGTCAAAATAGTCTATCATTCCGTCACTGTCGTTATAATTATAAGAATTAACAAAAGCATCAACATCATCAATTACCGCTTTTGTAATATCGTTTAAAACATTTTTTCCGGAACTTTCAGATTCTTCAATAACTTTTCTTTTTTCTTCTTTTGAAGCATTTAAAAATTTTAAACGTTCATCAATTACATAATCCCACGGATAAAGGCATTTGGAAATTTTTGAAAAATCATCGCTTGTAAGTTCGTCAAACGGCTTGTAAATTTCAATAGGGCTTTCCAAAATGTCAACGTGCAATTCCTGGCACATAGACGCGTAAGAAGTGCGCACGCTAAACTTGTAAAGCGGATATTTTTCCTTAATATATGTACGGACAATTTTTGCAATTTCTTTCAGTGAAAGATTACCATTATAGTTACTTCCGGCCCAGCCATAATCTGTATAAAATTCAAAACGGGTACCTTCTGCAGTTTCTGTTACCTTTTCACCGGTTTCCTTTTCTTCCTTGTCTTTCCAAATTGCAAAAAGAGCGTCATATTCAGCGTTAATTTCCTTCATAACCTCAGCGTCTCCGCCGTTATCTGGATGATTTGCTTTTAAAAGAGTCTTAAATTGTGATTTAAGATCACTGTATGATTTTACTTTTTTAAAATATTTAGCCATTGTTTCTAACCTCCATTTTTTCTTTATAAACGCAACCGCTGTAAATCTTATTTTTTTCTCCTCTACATCCATTCAAAAATTTCTTGCAGTTATAGCACATGGAATTATATGTCTGATTATCAGTTTTTCTTTTTGCACTTCCTGCAGTCTCGGCTGAATATGTTTCTTCGCTTGCGGTTGATTCTTCTGTTTCTTTGCCTTTGGTTTCTTCAGCTTCTGCTGCTTCTTCGGTTGCTTCGGTTTCTTCTATTTCTATATGACAATCATATATCATTTCATCAACCAAATTTTTAATAGTATGATTAAAAGTGTCCTTATGAGATATAATCATGCCATCA